TACCGCGGCGGTCAGGGGCACCCCCACCCCCCCGAATAATTCAGGGGGTGGGGGGTAGACCCCACCCCCGGCGGGGTGGGGGTCCCGGTGGGGTCAGATCGGCCAGTCCATGCGTCTCAGATCACGGTCTGAAAGCTGTTGTGGCGCTCCGACTCCCGTTACGGCGGGTCGTTGGTCGTCGCGCGCGCCAGCTCCGCGCTGTGAGTTGCACTTGCCGTGAAGGAGACGGTCGGTGATGGTGCCGCCCGCCGCCCTGGGCACGCTGTGGTCGCCGGAGAGGCCCAGGCGGTCCCAGTTGAGCATCGGATCGAGGAACATCGGCAGGCCGCACCACCAGCATGGCGTGCCGTCGACGTGATCGGCCTTGAGGGCCGCGGTCTGCTGCTGATGATCCCACCCGAGTCTGCGCTCGGTTGTGGTCTTGAGAGTCACCGACGTGACCGTCGGCTCGTCGCGTACTCGGCCTTGGCGACGTCGCGAGCGCGATACAGGTTGCGGCCCCGCTCATCTCGGCCCACCACGTCGAGCTTGTGTCGTGCTCCATCGCGTGTGCAGTACCCGCGGTTGGCCCAGGCCCTCACTGTCTTGGCTGATACCCCGCACAGTGACGCGGCCTCGTCTGCGGTGAGTAGGGACTCGGTGCCCTCGGGTGCGAGGACGGCTGCTGTCTGGGTCATTGGGTAGCCTCCACACCAAACGACGAAACCCCCGACACTGACGACCAGTGCGGGGGTTTCGGGCATAGCGATGCCGACGCACTCATGCTACATGTAGCGGTCATCATCGGCTACTGACCCTTCATCTGCGTGTCGAGCATCAGAGTCACGAGGAAGTCGTAGTGGTCATCGGCCACGTAGTAGCCGCATTCGTCACAGATGATGAAGTCGAGCGTGTCCATCCCTCGACGTCGGACAAGCGTGAGCATCTGGCACTTCGGGCACGGGAGCGGCAGTAGATGACGGATGGTCGCGTGCCCCGTCCGGCGCCGAATTACGTTGTGCAACTCGAACAGCTCGCTGAACGCGTCGTCCTCGAGTTCCCACTCCCACAGCCACGGCGGGGACAGCGTCATCGCGGACACGGGCACCCGGCGCTCGAGCATCCACTCGAGGCGCGGCTCGAGGTACTTCCACGCAGCCACGATCACCTGGCGCTCAGTGCGGATCCGCCGGCCCTGCGGGGAGCACATCGGCGTCGGCAGCGTCTCGCCCCGGTCGGTGGCCACCAGGTTGTGCCACTCCCAGAAGAGATCCGCGATCTGGCGGCATTGATCCGAGGCCCACTCCGCGGGGTGGCCATACTCCTTCACGTTCGACGACCGGCCGCCCTGCGACGTCGGAGTGGGCAACGCGCGCGAGAGGTGAATCCAGTCCTGCGTGAGCCAATACAGCAAACGACGCAACCGATCCGGCGTCACCTTCCGGCTCGGCACACCGGTCGTGGCCTGATCGTTCGGCCGCGTCAACGCGCGACGATCCCTGATCCTCACCGGCGGCCATCCGTTCGCGCGACCCAGAACGGCGGGCTGGACTGTCGGCGCCGCGTAGGGTTCACCGGCAGGCTCAGAGGCGCTTCGGTCTCCTGACTCGACAACTCGCAGGCACACGCCTCGATCCGGTCGCGGAGTGCCGTCGCCGCCGCGTCGTCCAGCTGCGGTTCGTCGACCTCGAACACGAACCCCTCCGGCAGATACCCAACGGGCTGCCATCCCTCGGTCGCCAGATCCCGAACATCCGGGAGAGCTGCAGCGACCGGGTCCGCAGGAGGTTCGATCCACTCGCCGAGGTGGTAGCTCCAATTCGGTATCTCGGCCCAGATGACCTGCGTCAGTTGATTCATGTGCTCGACGAACCCACGCCACGCATCGGTGAGGGCGTACGCGAACGACTCGGACTGTTGGAAGAGTCCGACGTACCGCCCCGGGTCAAGGTGGACGTGGTCGCTGTGGTCAGGGGCGATGATGCTGAAACCCAGGCGCGCGGTCCGAGGTGGTGTCTGGACCGGCCCGATGAACGCGCTCCCGGGGCAGATGATCGCCGAGTCGTCGTCGGCGTAGCGATAGCCCTCCTCAAACTCCCCGCGCGCGCGCATCTGGTTCATGCGCTCGGTGACCGCCAGGCCGTGCCAATCGCGACCGCAGTGCCAGCACGTCGGGAAGTCCGGGTCGTCGAAGTCGTACCCGTTCATCGGCTCGCCGGCGGCCAGCTGCTCGCCGATCAGCGTGTCAATCTCGTCGATGACTTCGTCAGTGCCCTGCAACGGTGTCCTCCTCGGGCTCTGCGGTGCGCAGACGGCAGTAACGCTCGTACTGCGACGATCTGGAATGTGTGGGTAGGTGGAACCACTTCGGCCCCCACGGCGTGATCATGCGCGCGATCGGATGGCCGCAGTGTCGACACGACGAGGTCGGGCAGAACACCGTGTCACGGGGCGACGCTCCGGCGATGCGGTCGCGGTCCTCGGGGTCAACGGCCGATGTCATTGCCGATCAGCCCTCCGGCGCTCCAGTATCTCGGCGAGTTGGCGAGCGCGTTCGGCGTCCTTCCGGCCCTCCTTGCGCTCCTGGTCGAGGAGGTAGCGGATCTCCTGCGCGGTGTAGGTGACAGCGACCCGGTCGCTGCGCTGCAGCCGTCGCTTGATGCGCGGAGTGTTGCGGCGCATCGTCATCCGGCCCAGCGCGCGGTCAGTCATCAGCCCGGCCGATCCAGTCGGCGTGGTCTGCGTCGTCGTACACGCGGTGATCGTGATCGTGGTGTGGATTCATCGCTGGTCGCTTCCATCGGGCTCGCGGGTGTAGACGACGCCGCCGCCGGTGCCGGCAGGATTGAGGAGCGCTGACTCGATCGGGCCGGGGCCGTTCGCGTACTCGGTGGTGGCAACTTTCGTTGCGGCCGCGGCGAACACAACCGAGTGAGTGACGGTCTGCGGGGGACAGGGGTCGGTCATCCGCATCAGCGGGCCGATCTCCTCGAGGGCGTCGTCCAGGGCCATGGCGGTGTTGGCCACCGCGCCGCCGATCGATTCGATGCTGTGGAGCGCTCGCCGCAGTTGATCTCGGTGGCCGCGAAGTGTCACGACCTCGGCGATGAGTGCATCGCGGTCCATCTGCTTGGGATCTGGTTCTGTAGTCACTGGCCCTCGCTGTCTCGCGCGCACTTAGTGCACGGGTCGGGTAGGTGGTGTGTGGGGCAATCGGTTTCGGTGACCGGCGAGGGTGGGCCGCGCCAGCCGTGCCAGGGAGAGCCGAATCCGCCGGCCGGGGCCTGGACGCCCGGGGGTGGGGGACCAGCATCGAGAGACTCAGGTGCTGGGGAGAGATCCTCGGGTGGTGGTTGAGCACGGGAACGGGATCGGGGACGTTTCCGGCGACGAGACTTCCGAGGAGCAGGTGACGGTGGGGTGGTGGGTTGCGGCAACCCTGAGAGCTCACCCTTCCCCACACCCCTACCCACACCCTGTCCCTGACCCTGTCCAGGCCCACGTCCGCGCGGGACAGCTCCAACCTCCTGGTTTCCGGGTGGTACCAGGGTGGTTTCAGAGTGGTCTGGTGGCTGGTCGGCGGGTGGTCGACCGTCGAGTTCGGCCGGTGCGGCGGGATCGGCCGGTCGGGGAGTGCCCGATCCGGTCGGCCCAGCGGCGTCACCAGCGTTCGACGGTCGACCATCCGGGCGACCTGACTGGACCTGCGAGGTCGACACCGTGGGTGTGGCTGCTCCGGACGTCGCGGGCGGTGCGGCGGGATCGGCCGGTCGGGAGCTACCCGATCCGGACGGCCCAGCGGCGTCACCTGTCTCCGCGACCGGGCCACCACGGGCGGTGTCCTCACTCGCATCGGGCATCGACGGACGGGGCGGTGGCAGCAGCGTCATGCCGGCCTCCTGCGGTGTCCGGTTGCCCTTCCTCTGATTGCACTCATGGCACGCCAGAACGACGTTGCGGATGCCCGCAGCCTTGCGCGGGTCCACATGGTCGAGGTGTGGCCTCTTCTCGCTCCGAGTGTCTTTGCGTTTCACCGGTGCCCGGCAGTAGCGGCACCCTCCGACTGAGGGGTCTGCGGGATCGAGGCAGTCACGCGCCCACACCTGGGCGATCAGTTCTGGGTCCTTGAGTTCCTGGCGTTTCACCCGGTTCACCCGAACCTGGTTTGCGGGCGTGTATCTCATCGCGAACCAGTCGTGGAACAGGTAGTGCCCTCCCTCGACGGGAGGACAGCGGTCGCAGTCGTGGCCTGGGCGGTGCCACAGTCCGGTGTCCACGAGCAGCCCAGCGAGTAGGTCCGCGAGATCGGGGTTGAGGACCAGACGGACGAGGTCAGCGCGGCTGACGACGCCGTCGGTCCCGACGAGCTGACATTGCGCGCCGGCCAAGGTCCACAGAAACCCAGCCGCCATACCTTCGATGTGGCCCTCCAACGCCGTTTCGACCAGCTGACGAACCTTACGGTTCGCGGGCAACTGGTCATCGACCTGGAAGAACGGCAACGGACACTCACTTTCACACTGGACGAGGCACCACAAGGAACATGACGGGGTGGGAGGAGCGCGCGGCATCAGCCATCACCGACGTTCGCGAGCTCCAGGAGCAAATCGGCGTGGCATGGCTGGTCGAGTGGACACCAACACACGAGGTCGCGCCCAGCGAGTTCCGACCGAATGCGCTCGACGGGATAGCCGTCGATCTCGCCAGATTCGTACTCGCCGTGAATCGCCCAGTCGAAACAAGCGGCCGCGTCCATCCGCGACTGGACCTCCATCAGCATGTGGCCATCGCCCTGGCGCAGGTCGTATGCCTCTCCGACGACGAAGGGGTTGCCCCACTTCGTCGGACGGCCGACGTAGACCGCGCCCTCGGGCATCCGCCAGCCCTTCGTGCGGCGGCGCTGGATACGTTGCGGCATCAGCGATCACCGCTGTCCTGGCCGTCGCCCATCGCTGCGGCCTCGACGCGCGCGACCTCGTCGTTCAGGACATGGCAGTCACACAGGACGGCGCCGCACGTCTGCCGGAAGCTGCACCGGGGGTCGTGGTCGATGCAATGTGTCGTTTTGACGAATGCCCACGCGGTCGGGAAGTCCATCACTGATCGCCACCCTCCGCGACCGGGTACACACCCTCCGCGACCGGGTACAACTGGCTGCCGTGAATCGCCTGGGTCTCAGCGAGTCCGCGCGCGCCATCGGAGGTGTTGCGCCACGTCCACACGCCACCGCAGTCGCGGCACCGGTACGTCGTGGCCGTGCCCTCTGAGGGCTGTGGCGGCGACAGGGCGTCGAACCAGTCGCGCGTCCACAACACGTCGCCCATGGCCGTGTGTCGGGCGTACAGCGGCTCTCCGGCCTCGTCAGTGGTGGGAACGCCGACGCGCGCGGACAGGACGTCGGACTTCCACGGGAGGTCGACGCGTTCGCCGGCGGCCAGGAGCACGCCGACGGTGACGGGGGAGAGATCGACGAGGTGGTAGTTCCAGGCCGGCTCGATCCCCGCGTCAGCGAGGAGCCCCTCGAGCAGTCGGGCGTCGAAGGCCGGGTTCACACCGACGATGTGCACGCCATAGAGCGCGGCGCTGATGATGCTTGCCGCGCCCGCACGGGTGTATGGGCGCATTCCGTTACGACCGAAGCGATCGCTGTAGTCGCGGTAGAACCGTTCAGGCAGCTCCGCGGCCCTGTCGCGGTCGTGCTCGATGTGCAGGTGCACGGTCGACTCCGACCCGTCGAGTCGGCGGATGATCGCAGCGAACTCCCAGATCTCGTCGAGCGGGCCGAGGCCGGTGGTCTCGGTGTCGACGAACGCGACAGCACCGGTGATCATTCGGGAGGCCGCGATCACGACGTCGCCTCGGCGCCCTCGATTGCGTACTCGCGATCGAAGTCCTCGGGGCTCAGCATCTCGACGACGTCGTCGTCCCAGACGAACCACCACCGTGCCGACACCCGGAGCGGCTTCTCGTCGGCCGCGCTGCCGTACACGACGAGGAATTCCTCGGCGTACTCGAGCACGTCTCCTCGGCTGCGGTCCTTTTCGCTGTCCTTGCGCAGCGGGTGGTCGTAACCGCGGGGGACCGGCCATACGATCAGCCGGCCGTTCAGGGCCCGGGCGATCTTCTCACCACTGTGGAAACGGCCATCCCACTGGACGGCGTTCCTCGGACGGGTCCGAAGGGTTACGCGCACTTGCTCTGTCATCGGCCTGTAGCCCTTTCGATCTGGTGGTGGTAGTCGACGAGGGCCTCGCATACGTCGAGACCGAGTTCGTCGGCCAGGCGCTGCTGCTGGCCGGCGGGCGCGTGGAGATACAGAGCGCCCAGCGCGCTCGCGCTGACCTTGACGCTGTGCTGACGGCCGGCGCGGATCGAACGCGCCTTCTGGTCACGGTTACGGGCGCGCGTGCAGTCGTCACACACCTCTTCCCGGCGGTTTCGGTGCAACTCATACCCGTACGGGGTGCCGCACTGGTCGCGGCGGACTGACGGCGGCTCGTGGGCCTCGTAGTAACCCTCGACTTGCATGTCCGCGAGGTCCTGTCGGATCAGTTCCACATCGGCGCCGAGCTGCTCGGCGATCGCTTCCGGCCCGTGGCCCTGGTCGACGAGTTCGCCGACCCGAATCTGACGTTGACCTGTTGTCATCTCGCGCGGAGTGAGCGTGTGCGCGCGCATGGTCACCACAGCCCTTCCATGTCGATTCCGAGCGACTTCGCTGAGCTTGTGACGGCAGCGACGAAGGGGCGGGCCGCGGCTTCTGCGGTGGTGGCCACCGCGCGGATGAAGTCGCGGAGGCGATCACGCTCGATGGTGACCGCGCGGAGCTGCTCGGCAGTGTTGCGCTCGAGCGCGAGAAGCCGGACGCGCTCGCGTTCGGTCTCGGCCAGGTCGGTTGTCAGGTCGCTGACCTGGCGCGCCAGCGACGTCGCCGCGGTCTGCGCGACGATAAGATCCTCGATCGCGACGAGGGTCTGACCGGTGGACACGTCGTAGGTTTTGATGATGCGGTTCGTCATGCCGGCACCACTTCGTCGTCGGCCACCGTCGCGGGGAACGGTGGGACGAACGGGCGGCCGATCTCGTACTCGACGCGGGCATTCGCAGGGAGCGGGCCGATCTCGACGGAGTCGCCTTCGGACCAGCTGTCGGCGAGCAGGACCCACACCTCGCGGCGTGACCCGTTGGGTGCGGTCTCGTAGCGGTCGAGGATCAGGCGGATGGGGACTGTGGTCGGGAGGACACCGATCGTGCCGTCCTTGAGACGGCGGGGAAGCGCGCAGCCGCCGCCGTGACGCACGCGCGCCCAGGTCGGTTGTCCGTTGGGGATGGTGGGACTCATTCGGGATCGCCTCCGCTGTTGATGTTCTCGACGATTCGGTTGACGTCGGCGGCATCGACGAGCACCTCGCGGGCCTTGCTGCCCTGTGCGGGGCCGACGATGTCGAGCGCCTCGAGCTCGTCGAGCAGGCGTCCGGCGCGCGCATAGCCGACGCGAAGCTTGCGCTGCAGCATCGACCCGGACGCGAACTGTGTCTCGATCACCAGCCGGGCCGCGTCGACGAGCAACGGTTCGGGCTCGCCGTCGTCGGACCTCGGCTGGGCGGCGCCGGTGTACACGCCCGACGCCGTCTTGAGGTCGAGCATCTTGTCGACATCGGCGACGTCGTGTGGGGGAGGCAGTCGACGCTCCCAAGCGCTCTGCCACGTCGCGTGGCGCTGCTCGACGTCGTCGGGCTGACGCCACGGCATCACGAGCGCGAGGAACGATTCACCGCAGCGGACGACGATCGGGGATGTAGCGCGCTGGCCCGTCGACATGACAAGCAGGTCCTTGTACACCTTCGTCGCGACTTGCATGCGGCCGATCAGCGTTCCCGACACCGCGAAGGTATCGAGGACGCCGGCAGGCTCGGACAGGTAGCGGGCGAACATCTTCGGGAGATCGGGGAAGTTCTCGTCGACGGGGGTGGCCGGCAGCGAGAGGTGTTCGCCGTCGATCAGTCCGGAGCAGTCGGTGACCCGGAGGACAGTCTGATCGTTCCGCCCTTCCCGGAGTTCGATGCGCAGCTGGTAGGCCGGGGCGTCATCGTCTTCCTTGTCCTTACCGGCGTGGAACACAGCGAGGATCTTCGCGATGTCCGACAGCGACAGGTCCACGACGCCGTCCACAGGATCGGGCGTATCGATATCCCACACCGACGCCAGCGACAGCGCCGCGGTGTAGCGGTCCGTGCCGGCGACCATGACGTTGTTCTCGTCGACGTAGCAGCGTGCACGGCACAGCGTGGGCAATTCCTCGTCGCGCCCCAGGTGCGGGAGCGCTGACTGCAGCGCGCGACGGAAGTCCTTCGTGCCCACCGTGAACGACATCAGCGTGGTCATGAGCGACCGCCCTTGAGGAAGTCGCCGATCTCGCGGAGGAACCCTTCGTCGACGCTGTCGCTGCTCTCGGACGCGCGGTGAAGTCGTGCCAGCAGTTCGAGCGCATCGCCGAGGCGGTCGGTCACGCGGTCGGCGGCGGATGTGAGCGTCTCGTCGAGTCGCTGCCCGAGTGCGAAGCCGGCCATGGTCGCCTGGCCATGCGCGTCGTCGAGTGCATCCTCGAGTCGCCGCACAAGATCGGGAGCCGCAGCGATGAACTCGGCGTCCGTGCTCCTCAGGGCGCCGAGTCCCACTCGGAAACTGAACGGGTAGACGAACCCGTCCTTGACGCACCAGGGGCCGGGGGTGATGCCATCGAGCAGCTCGCGGGCGTCGGCCCGCGCGTCGTCACTCATCGGAGTCCCCCAGTGGGAATAGTTCTCGTTGTCCTGGTGTCGGCGGGTGCTGCTCTCCGCCCTTTGCGCGTTCGTTGACCCACCGGTAGATCTGCTCGCGCCGCTTCATCGGCAGCGAGTGCCACCAGTCGTCCGGATGCACACTCAGTCCTCATCGCCGGCCTCTTCGGCGGCGATCTGCGCGCGGGCGTTGTCGAGTACGCCTGTCTCGATGTCGGAGAGCACATAGCCGAGGTCGGTGAGCATCTCGCCGTACGCGACGGCGAACTGCAGCTCTTCGGGCTCGATGTTGTCGAGGTGGCCGTGCCCCAGAATCTGCGCGGGCTCGTGGAAGATCGATGTCCACAGCAGTGCGAGGAGGACGCTCGCGGGTTTGCTGGTCGTGAACCACTCGCGCACAGCCTCGTCCAGCGGCACTGGCGGTGCGGAGTTGACGCCGCGCAGGAACGGCCACGCGTCGATGAACTCGAATTCTCCGAAACCCCCGTGCCGGGCCGCGACCGCAGTTGCCTTCTTGGCCGTCTCGTCGTCGCCATCGGCGATCAGGTCGCGCACCCACTCCGTCCGCACCTTCGCCGCCGCCTTGAGTTCGGCTCGTCGCTCCTGTGCCTCGCGTTCGGCAGCTTCGCGCTGCTCCGTTCGGGTACCGGCAGCGGCGGCATCGGCGGGCGTGTGGTCGGGTTCGGCGCCGTCGTCACCGGTCGCCGGCAGGGTCTCGGTCGGCTCCTGGCCGTCGCGCGCGGGTGTGGAGGACGGGGCAGACAGCACGACGAGCATCTCGCTGACCCACTTGCCACCGACCACGAGGCTCTTCGAGGTCGCGATGTGCAGGAACGCGATCGTGTTCTCGCTCTGCGCCTGCTCGAGCACCTCGGGCGCGACTGGCCACACGAAGTCCTTGCGCTCGCGATCGACGTCTGCCGCGCTGATGTTCAGCGTCTTCGCCGCTTCGGCCGTGATCTCGCGGTGCCGTGCCCAGTCGGTGACGATCTCGAATCCCGCGGCCTCAGCCTCTTTCCGGATGTTCGCGACGCGTTTGCGTTCGGCGACCCGGTCGAGCTGCTTCTGTTTCGCGACGGCCCAGTTGTTCGTGCCGAGTGCGTCCTCGAGTTCGGCGAGGTCGTTGGCGTTGGACGAGTGGTCGGCGATGAAAGCTGCGTCGTCGAGGCTCACCTTGTGTTCGGTGATCCGGGCCTTCACCTCGTCGGGGAGGTTGCCGATCTTCTTGCGCACGCGGATCCGCTTGACCGACATGCCGGTGCGGGCGGCGATCGAGTTCTGCGACTCGCCGAGATCGAACAGGGCCATGACGCCGCGCGCTTCCTCGACAGGGGTCAGGTCGGCGCGCTCGACGTTCTCGGCGATCATGGCCGCAATCTGGTCGGCCTCGTCGGTGAGGTCGTGGCGGACCACGCACGGCACCGTCTTGAGCTTGCCGGCCAAGGCCGCGGCGTGACGGCGGTGGCCGGCGATGATCACGTACCGGTCGGGTTTGCCGTTCGGCACGACGGTGAGAGGCTGCAGAACACCTTGCGCGACGATCGACGCGGTCAGGCCGGTGATGTCGCCGACGCCAGACCGGATGTTCGAGGCGTGTGGGACGAGCTGCGACGGTTTCAGATCGACTTGCTGAATCGGGTTGGTGGACATAAGGAGTGCTCCTGGTTGAGCTGGTAGCGGGCTACGGGCGGGTGACAGGGGGGACCAGGTCAGCGCGTGCTGCGTGAGCGGGTCTTGTTCGGGGTGGCCTTCGTCGTCGGCTTCCGTGGAGTCGTCGCCGTCGTCCTGGGCGTCGCGTTCCTGGTGACCGTGACCGTCGGGGCGCGGCGCACACGGTTCGGCCGGAGGTTGGTTCCGCCGGTGACGTGCTGGCCGATGCCGACGTAAGTTCCGGCGGGCAGATACCACCAGTGGTAGTTCGGGAGTCCCGACTCGCAGTAGTGGTCCTGGGCGCGGCGGTCGGAGCGGTCGACACAGACCTCGTTGGAGACCGGCTCGGTGTAACCGTCGCTGTCGCAGGCGCTGAGGGTGGTGGCCGCGACCGCTGCGATCAGCAACGCGGTCAGCCGTGCGCGGATGGTGGTCAGCATCAGATTTCGCTCCCGTCGTCGGCAAGGGAAGCGTTGAGCACAGCGAGATCACGGCCGGCGCGGCGGCAAGCTTGCTGCCTGTCGAGGCGGGCCCGCCGCTCCTTCGCCCTGGCGAAGTCGAGCGCAAGCTCCGCGTCCCGAAAGGTGGTACCGCGGTTCGCGATGCGGCGGTGAGCTTCGGCGGCCTGGCGCTCGCGGGCCGCGCGACGCAGCGCTTCCTCTTCGGCTCTGCGGCCTCGGCGGTTTCGTCCGAATCCGAACATCGGTGCGTCCTTTCGGGGGGATTGGAGGGGTTTACGAGCGGGCGATCTTGGGATGGCGGACGATCTCGACGCCAGCAGGTTTCGGGTTTCGGGCTCGGCGCGCTGTGCATGTCGTCGAGTGGAGGGTGAACAGCATTTCGCCGGCCGCTACGGCCTCGGCGAGATCCATGCCGGAGAGCTTGCGTCCCCAGGCGATCTGCCGGGTCCGGTCGTCCTGGTCCGGGCGCACGGTCTTGCGGACAGTGCCCGACGAGTCCGACGACAGGTCGACCAGGAGCCACTTCTCCTCGCGCTGTAGCTCGTTGCGCCACCACGCCACAGGCGCGTTGCACTTGTTGCACCGGCGCGGTCCGCTCTTACCCATTGGCCGGCCATACCGAGAGTTGGTTGTCGAGGTCGTAGAGCGCGGAGAACTCGGCGCCCCGCCGGATCACCGCGTCAGCCGACAGGAAGTCCGCGCGCGACACCGCCGATGAGATCCCGACGGATCGCAGTCGGCCGCGGTGCATCGGCGCGGGTAGCTGGAAGCGCGGGCGGGCGGGGTCGATCGTGTAGGCCTCGGCCCGCATCACGAACTCGTCCAGGTCCGCCGATTCCGGGTCGCCGTCGACCTCGACGCCGTCGACGTCGGTGACGGTCAGCTCCACAGTCACGTTGTGCTGCGCGCGAATGCGATTCACCGTCTCATTGATGCGGGTGGCGTGCGCGAACTCGGCGGCCACCGCGACGTCGACGACGGCCTCGAGGGGCGGCACCAGCCGCAGATGCCTACCCACGGCGCGCCGCCGCCCGGATCGCGTCGCGGCCACCCTTGACGAAGTGCGCGACAGAGTAGGCCAGCGACTCGTCGGGGAACGCGGCAACGATGCGGGCCATGTGGTCGGGGCTGGCCTTGCTCATCGCCACGTACAGCGCCGCGCGAAAGCCGTCGGGGCGGAAACCCTCGCGGCCGCCGGTCAACTCGTAGAGCACGTTCGCGGCGCACGCCCGGTCGACGTTCTGCGCGAGCTCGTCGAGCGCGGCGCCGGTCAGTGTCGGATGGGCCTCGGCGAGCGCGTCTGCGACTTCTGCCGGCATCATGTCGCCGCCGCACGGTCACGGGCGGGCACCAGCTCGCTGACGTGGACGAGCTGGGTACCGGGGCCGACGATGCACAACAGCACCTCGTCGTCGAGCGGCAGACCGGAGAGACCCGCGCGCAGAGCGTAGGCGAGGGCGTGGCGGCTGCCGGTGGCGGTCTTCCAAGACGTCTGCGCCTTGCGGTCCCAGTAGTCGTCCACCGCGACCGTGACCGGCTTCGGGCCCTCGACGGTGCGCAACACGGCGGGCACCTGTTGGCCGGCGAGCTCGTGCGCCTGCGAATGGAGAACGTTCACCGGTCGGACTCCACAATCTCGCCGCGATCGATCTCGAGTGGCTTCCACCGGCGCTGGGTCCGGCGGTCGATGAGGATGAGCGCGCCGACGAACATGCCGACAACGGCGAGCCAGCAGACGGCGACAGTTTCGGCGAACGTTTCGATCATGGCCGTGGCCCTTCATGAGTGGATTTGCATTGCGGGAGAGGGAGAGCCGGGGAGATTGACTACCTCGGCGGATGCCAGTTGGCGAGGATGCGCCGCCAGGTGCGGGCGAGACTGCTGAACGTCTCGACGATGCTCGGCACGTGCACGGTGCGGCGCCACGCGATGATCGCGTCGGCGTCGATGTCGCACACCGACACCAGGTCGACGGTGTCGAGATCAGGTTCGACCGGTGCAGCGACGGCGACGGGGATGCCGAAGGCGTTGCGAACGACGTTCGGCGGGAGTGGGTCGTCGCCGACCGACACCCACGTCATCGCGTGCCCGCTTCGCGCTCGGTCCGCGTGATCGATTCCGCGAAGAGAACGAGGGTCACGGTTTGTACGACGTCCGGATCGGTCTTGACCTTGGTCTCGTCCGAGAGCATCCACGGAAACGGACGCCCGTCGACCAGTAGCTCGACGGGCTCGCCGCACTCGGTGATCAGCTCGACGGATGACGCGACCGGGGCGTCGGCGTTGGTCGTCCGATCTACGCAGGACCCATCCGACAGCCCGCCACGGGGGACGGCGGGCTGTCGGACCTGGTCCCTACGCTGCAACCACCGAACCGACGCAAGGAGCGGTCCGGTCACATAACGGGTTACGAGCCCGTGCAACGTAAGGAGATTGTGATGACCCCTGTCAGCAGCGGCACGCCGTCGACGGATCAATTCGGGTATGGAGCCCTCCAGATTCTGGAGAAGGCCGACCGAGTCAAGGCACTCCAGCGCGGCCTGTGTGCGCAGGCGATCGCGGGCGCCGGCGTCGAGTCCATCGACCGGGCCGCGCTCCTCGGTCTGATGCAGATCGTCAGCGAACTCGAGTACGGCCTTCGCGAGGTGATCGGCGAGATCTTCCCAGACGAGCGCCGGCCGAACACTGTCGTCGGCCGCAGACCCTGACCGGGAGCATTCCTGCTCGGCGTAACGCTTCACCGTGTCGATGAGCGTCTCGTCCGCCTCATACTGATCGTCGACGTGCTCGCCGAGTTCCCGAGCCAGCCAATACGCCAGGTTCACGGCCTCGTCGAGGATGTTCTCGCGCGTCATCACGCGCTCGCTTCAGATGGCCGAAGCTGGCGCTCCACGTCAACCCGAAGGAACCTGTGGTGGCCGCCGGGGGTGGTGATCGACGGCCGCAACTTGCCCGAGATCACCCAGCGGCGGACCGCGCTCGCGTCGACGTGATAGAGCCGCGCGACCTCGGTTGTCGTGAGATATTCGCTGTCCGGTTCAGGCATGTGGACGATACTCACGCATAACGTGAGTCACGTCAAGCGTGAAATACCGGTTAATGTGTGAACGGTCGTGAAATGACACGTCTTGCACGAATTGCGCGAAGAGTGCACACTGTGCGTATGACAACGCAGATGGACGAGATCGGGTGGGTGCCAGCGGCCGACTCTTTCGGTGCTCGATTGGCACTCGTTCGTCAACGCATGGGGTGGAACGCCAAGGAGGCCGCTCTCGCGTGTGGGATCGCGCAGGCGTCCTGGCGTGAGTGGGAGGTCCGGAACCGACTTCCCCGCCAGTTCGAGGAGTCAGCCAAGAAGATCGCGGAGACTACGGGCTGCGATCTGATGTGGTTGATGACGGGTCGACCGACGCCGCTCAACAACCCGCCCGGAGGCGGCGCTCAGGCGGGCGGCGAGTCCGAAGACTCCAATCGCAAGCAAATGCTGTTGATGCGACAGCGCAGGTCACTGTCCCTCGTCGGTGCTGAGGACGAGCCGGATTACGGGATGGTCGCGGCGTGAGTCGTTCGGTCCTGAATCGCGAGCCGACACGCGACGGCCGCAAGCTCCGTGCGGTCTGCCAGTGGTGCGACCGCCGGTCCCGGCCAGTAGTCCCGAGGGTTGGAGATGTCCTCGCGCTCTGGGACCTGCCGGGGTGGAGCGAGTCGCCGTATCCGAGTGACTTCGTCCACCGCGATGGGTCGCGCGGGAGCGTGTACACGTGCCCGGGGTGTGCCCGTCTACGCGACCGGCGGAGCGCCGAAGGTGTCCGGCCGCTACTGTTACCGGCGCCCGGGCGTGCTGCAGCGATCGCGGCGCAGGCCTGAGTCCCGCCCAGAGTTCCTGCGTGTCAGTGCAAATTATTTAGCTTTGCACACAAATTGGTACGATCGTGCACTTTTTGGCGAATAGTGCGAAACGGTCGCGTGTCGTGGTTGATCCTGAGGTGACGGAGGCCTATACGCCCCCCCCCCCCCCCCCCCCGCTTTTTGAAGGAGTGCTGCGGTGAACGTGATGCCCGGTGGACAGTACGGAAACTCGGTCAGCTACCTCGACGACCACTGCCGGTGGATGATGCGCGCCGGCCGCAGCGACAGGTGCATCAAGCTCCGCCGGATGCACCTGGAGTACCTCTCCGAGTTCATCGGGCGCGACCCGATCCTGGCCACCGAGGCGCAACTCGAGTCCTGGCAAGACTCGTTGCCGCGCCAGCAGATCCGACTCAAGACGTCGTACATCCGGCCCTACTACACGTGGGCCCACGCGCGAGGTCTACGCGTCGACAATCCCGCTGCGTTGCTGGTCACCCCTGACGCGCGGATAACCGTCCCTCGGCCCATCGCCACCGGTGACCTGCAGATCGCCGCACGGCTCGCCACGCCGCGACTGCTCGCATGGATGCTGCTCGCCGCCTACGGAGGCCTGCGCGCGAAGGAGATCGCGCATTTGCTCGTCGAGGACTTCATCATCGACGGCCACGCCGTCTACATTCACCTCAAGCGGACCAAGGGCGAGGCCGAGCGCATCACCGCAATCCCCAGGTGGGTCTGGGACGAGATCGCTCCGCAGCTGCCCGATCACGGTCCCTGCTGGCGAAGGCTGCGCGGCACCGGCCCCGTCACTCCGCAGCAGATCAGTCAGGCAGTAAACACTCACCTGCACGCGAGCGGGGTCCGGTCGACCCTGCACACGCTGCGCCACTGGGCCGGCACCCAAGCCGTCGACGCCACCGACAACCTGCGCCTCGCTCAGGAGTACCTCGGGCATCGAAACCCCGAGATGACCGCCGGCTACAGCCGGGTTCGTCCCAAGCGACTCGCGGCGATGGTCGAGCGGTTTGAGCGGATCGATCTACGGCCGGAAGACGGCGACTACCTGGTTCTCGACCCTGCGGCCTAACAGCGGCGTGTAGTTCGCGCGGCCGACAGCCGAATGCGTCCAGCGCCCAGTATTCTCTGGCGCTATGACCCGCGCGATCGCTGTTGTCGTCTCCGTCTTGGCGTTGTCCGCCACCCTTGCCGTGGCGGCGCCAGCCTCGGCGCACCCCGCCCAGCGTGGTGACACCATCACCTACCTTGTCTGGGCCGACAGCGCGGACGTCGAGATCTCGACGTACGACGGGTTCAATCGACCTGTCTTCGCCAACCGACTCACGCCGGTCCCGGGACGCCCAGGCCTGTACGAAGGGCGCTACGACTTCCGGGTGACCGCCACCGATCCGTACCTCGCACTCGGCATCACCTCCAGCGGAGACACAGCCGGCTGCGAGGCACGGATCAACGGCACCACGTACTCATCGGATTACGCCCACGGCTACCGGCCGCGTGCGCTCTGCAACTGATCTCAGGCGACCGACCCGAAGTACCCAGCGACGACGTACGCGGCGTGCTCGTCGAGGACCTGGCGCCCACGGTCGTAGGTGCCGATGGTGGTGGAGATGTCGGCGTGCCGCGCCGACAGCTGGACGGTGCGAAGATCGGTGCCGGCGTCGATCGCGCCGACGATGAACGTGTGCCGCAAGGTGTGTGGTGAGACCTTCACCCCGGCGACACCTGAGGCCTTCGCGAGGCGCTTCACCACGCGGTCGGCGGACCGGCGGGTCATACGGGTGCCGTCGCGACGCACCAGCAGCGGCCCGCTCGAGCGCCCGGCAGCCGCGGAGTCGACGGCGCGCTGAGCTGAGGGCGGAAGCGGAATGAGGGCGGGCTTGTCGCCCTTGCCGAGGAACCGGACGCAGCGGTGCGCCTTCGCGATCACCGCGCAGTCGTCGATGTCGAGTGCGCACACCTCCGACACCCGCAGTCCGAGGTGGCCCATCAGCAGCACGAGCGCGTAGTCCGTCGGCCCGGACTTGAACGCCGCGGTGGTGAGGCGCTGCATCTCGTCGCGGGTGAGCGCGATCCGCTGTCGGGCGTCCGGGGCGGCTTTCGGCCGGCGGACCATGCGGCACGGATTCTTCGCCACGAGGTCGTCGTCGACGGCGAGATCGAACAGCTGCGAGAGGGTGCCGACGCGGTGGTTGATGGTGGCAGCGGAGTTCTGCCGGTCCTCGCGCAGCCACCGCATCCACATCTCGACGAGCGGGCGGGTGATGCCCTGGAGTGGGTGCTGGTTGTGTTCGTCGCACCAGCGCAGCCACATGACGAGGTCGTTGCGATAGGCGTCGCGAGTGTTCGGGTTGTCCCAGCGGGCGAGAAAGGTCTCAAGGTAGAAATCGACGTCGGCGCGTGACAGCACCGTGGATTGGGTAGCGTGAAGCACGGTCATCCTTCAGGTCAGCTCTGAACGGGTGGCAAGGCCTCGGCTGGTGTTGGTAGCACCGCCGGGGCCGACTTCCTTTCTACCCGATCTGAAGTCGCTGGACGTACGAAGTCGGCCCGCCCTCCGTGTGGAGGGCGGGCCGTCGTGGTTGTCCAGGTTCAGAGCGGGTGCCTCGTCATGGGGCTCCGAGGGTGGCTTCTCATTGTTTCCGCAGTGGCCGGTCGCTGTGCGTCGGCGAACTGTGTATGTTCCTGAATCTCACCCGCTCTGAACTTGTGAGATGACTGTAGCACGCGATCCTGTTGGCGCGCAACAGTTTTCGCGGTCACCAGTCTTTGCGGGTTGCGACCAGCCAGAACGCAGAGGCGAGGCAGGCGATGGTCGCGAGGATGTCGAGGAGCATGGGGATTGGACGCAGCAGGGCTCAGCACGGTTCCCATCGCCCGTCGCGGATGAACCCGTGCCAGCCGCACTCGGGATCGAGGACCGAGCCGATCAGCGTGATGCGCGCTGGGTCCTCGGTGTTCTCGTATCCCCAGGCCTTCCCGGTCTTGGCGTTCGGGCCGACGCCTGCGCCGTCCGTGACCCCCAGACGCTCGCGAGTGAGCGGGCAGGGGTGCCACATGTACAGCCCGACCAGGCCGTGCTCGTCGTAGTACGGGGTGTAACTGACGCCATGGCCGGCGTCGTACATCCCGGGCCCTGCCAGCTTCGCGCCCTCGGGGAGGAACTCGGTCTCGAACATGGGTGGGTGCTCCTGACTTTTCGAGGGGCGGGGCGACAATGACCAGGTGATGGATCGCGAGGTGCTGCGCGCCGCTTCGGAGGCTGTGCACTCACTGATGCGCCGCCAGCAGGCGAACCGACATCTCCTCACGGATGGCGGGTGGGCGCAGCCCGACCCCGGTCTGGAAGCGCTGGGGGTGGAGTGCGACGAGGTGATCTACGGTCGGCGGGCCGAGGCGCCCGACCTCACGGACAGGCTGGCCGCGGTGCTGGGCGACGACTGGGAGCCGTGACGGCGGGGCGGCCCGTCTCGCGGGCCGGATTCGTCTACCCTCCGGCACATGATCATTACCGGAGCGTTTCTAGCAGAGAGCGTCATCGGGAACGACGGCAAGTTCTACGTGTGGGGTGGCGCGGTCACCGAGTGGGGGCGACCCCCGGGCGCCAGCGTGTCGATCCCGCTCGTTCTGCTCCTCCAGGCCGAGCCGGGCGACACCACCACGTCGCTGCCCGGTGAGCTGTTCACGCCCGACGGTTCATCTCACGAGCTGCGCTTCGATGTGCTGCCCGCAGCACTCGAGGGCACAGACGTCGGGTGGTTGAGCGCGGGTATCAATCTTGGGCCCGAGAATCCGGACGGCCGGTACATCATCCTCGTAGGCGACGTTTCTCTCCCCGTCCGCCTGATCACGAGGCCTTGAAGTGTCTCGCCAGTCAAAACGGCAGGGAAAACCCACCGTCCCTCGCGATCCGTCGACGTATGGCCCTGCGGTGCAGCAGCATCTCCGTTTGCTGAAATCCGCGGGCGAACAGTGGGACCTGGGCAACCAGGAGCACGTCATCGGAATGGTGACCGCACTCCGAGTCCTGCTGGTAGATCGATTGCTTGACAAAGTCATCAAGCTGAAGTCGGCGAGAATGGTCGACTCCGCGATCTACCCGCCTCCGGGTAGCGGACCGAATTTCTCAGGCGGCGGGTTGACCGTCATTTCGATTAGCGAAGATTCAGCAGGTGTAACCCCGATATGCAACACCGGACCGGTCATCGTTGAGGGCGGATACCCGACGTCTAACTTTCACGACTGGTGGGAACGAGACCTAGCGGTTCGCCACGGCACGTCAGCTTGGACCCGCAAGTTCCTCGTCTACGAGATGGCCAACACCGACGCGATCCACTACGACGACGAGCTGGATCAGGACTACCGCACCGTCGCCGGACCGGTCCCGGGGTGGAAATTCCAAACTGCCTCAGGCGAGCCTTTGCCGTCCGACGGCGTCGCCGAAGCGTCGCTGCGACAGATCGCGTGGGAAGTCGCCGAGTCGTTTTCAGAACTCGCCTGAGGCCGCGCTCACTTCACGTTATGGGCGGGTGGGTGGACGGTTCATCCGAAGGTCCGAATTGGCGTCGACATGCGGCGTCCCGCCACGGTTGCCCCGATGATGTCCAGATGGACCACATTTTCAACGAGATACGAGCCGCAGTGAATGGCAACGCGTGGATACTCGCGCTGTTCGGGACATTGGCCATCCCAGACATCTGCGCCGCACTCGGCTCACCCAACGGAAAGACCACCGGCGAGAAGTACAGGCGATGGATCTACCACAATCTCCGTGCTGAGTATCCGCAACTCGATCCTGCCGAGCTGTGGCAGATGCGGTGCAGCATGCTTCATCAGGGAAGCTCAAAGACCGCCACATACGCGCGGGTGATCTTCGTTGCCCCGTTTCAGGGCAATGTGTTTCACAATAATGTGATCAACGATGCCCTGAATTTGGACCTTCCTACGTTCTGCGCCGATGTCATATCAGCTGGTGAGCGGTGGTACGCGGCCAATCAACACGTTGACCATGTTGCCCAGAATCTCGAGTCCCTCGTGCGCTGGCATGACAACGGACTGCCTCCCTACATCGTCGGGGCACCGGTCTTGAGCTAACGACACCCTCATCCAGCGACGAATTGAGTGATCAACGATACTGGCGCAATGTCTCAACGGTCGAAGATGTCCGCTCGGAAACAGATCATCCTCGGAGTGGCTTTCGCCGCCGCCCTCGCGCTCGTCATCGGCGTGGCGTACGCAGTCGGTCAGCCCGACACGGACAGCAATGCAACGCCTGCGGCCGAGTCCTCGACGGCGCCACCCAGCGGTGGCGGTGTGGTGTGGATCGGCGATAGCTACATCAGCGGCGACGGCGCGCCGGCAGGCGGCGGTCTCGCACTCCTCGCGGCCAATGAACTCGGACTCACGCCGACCATCTCGGCCGACCCGAGGTCGGGGTACACGCGCCCCGGCCGTCGCGGATTCACCACCGGCGAGCTGGTCGCCGAAGCGCCCGAGCGTGTCGGCACACAGCTCGTCGTCATCGCCAGCGGCTACAACGACGACCTCGGCTCGCCGCCCAACACTGACCGCCTCCGCGCCGAGGCAGCGTCGGCGATCTCGGCTGCCGAGCAGAAGTGGCCGCGCGCCCGGGTCGTGGTGCTGGGTCCGTGGACGCCTGGCGCGGCGCCGACCGTGAATCAGACCGCTGCGAACGAGGCTCTTGGCGAGGTGGCAGCAGCGGCAGGTGCGACGTACATCGACACCCTCTCGCCGCCCCTGGTGACTCCGGCGATGATCGGGGCGGACAAGGTGCACCCGAGCCCGACCGGGCATCAGCAAATCGCGGCGGATCTCGCCGACCGATTGCGCGCCGCTACAGCGTGAGTCGCGCGGGGAGGTCCGCCGTCGTGGCCATCGCAGCAGCAGCGGCGGCGTTCGGGTGCGTGCCGTCGGTGGTGTAGTCGTTCTTCCACTTGCCCGAGTCGCGTGATGTCTCGACCGCGTCGGCGACTTCGACGTGTCCCTTAAGCGGTGCGGGATTCGACCGAATCCAGGCGTTGATTCCCACTCGAACAGCCTCACGGCCTGCGGCCTGCACCGTCTGGCCCTCTGGTGTGGAGTAGGTGCCGGTCGTGACCGGAGTGAGCGTCGCCTGATAGACGTCGAGACCCATCGCCGCGAGACCGTTCCAGATGACGAGCAGGTCGGCCTGGATCTGGGCGATGGTGCGGTCGCCCTTGACGTCGTTGATGCCGTAGCCGACGAGCGCGTGGGTGCAGTACCGGGCGAGCTGCCACCGGCCGAGGCGGCGGTTGTTGCCTGGGACGTACTGCTGCGCAGTCTCACCGGCACGTGAGGCGTTGATGTAACCGACCTGATTGTTCAGTGAGCGGCACACCCACCCGCCATCGGTGGTCGGCTCCGCGCTCGCGTCGCCGACGCCCTGCATGATCGAGTCGCCCGAGATGTACAGGGCTGCAGTCGGCTCGTACGGGATACCGATGATCGCGGTCGGGCAGAAGACGTTGGCGCCGTTGTTGTCCGGCATGTTGCCGACGTCCACGGTGTCGGTCGCCGCGCCGCCGTCGCCGACCGAGGTGTTCAGTAGTGCGCCGATGGGCCACTTCTCGCCCATCGTCGACACGGTGACCATCTGCCTCGAGCGGAAGAATCCACCCTTGACGACCTCGGTGGGAGCCGGATCGGAGAGCAGTAGGCCGCCGGGTTGGTTGATCGCGGACCGGGCGCCGTTGAAGAACGCCGGCACGATCGCGCCCGCGCTGTACTCGAATGCCGCCTTGACGGTGATCGGGTTCGGACCGTTCTCGCCCATCGCGGTGTTGCCGTAGAGCATCTGGATCGAGTGAGCGTTCGCGGTCGCGAAGTGCCGCAGCCGTGTCGAGTGCAAAGTGCTGGTCCCGGCCGAGAGCGCGTTCGCGGCGGTCGTGGCCTGCCGGAGGTTGCCAGTCCGCGAGCGCGTGGCCACGACGATCGGTTTCGGGGCGGCCCACTTCATCCGCTTGCGGGCGTCGGCCTTGGCCATACCGAGGGTTACCGGGTCCATGCTCAGTCCTCCACCGTGATGCTCGTGAGATTGCCGTTGCCGTCGTAGCCGTAGGTGCGGGTGACCCCGTCGCGGGTATCGGTCGCGACCGTGCCGTCCGGGTTGTAGGTGTAGGTCGTCGTGACGCCGTTCTCGGTGACTGTCTGCACGTTTCCGCTGCCGTCGTAGGTGATCCCGGTATCGGGGAAGACCGGGGCATAAGTCGCGTCGGCGACCCCTTCGATCCACGCCGTGACGAGCTCGTTGAGCTTGGCGAGCGGTGACTGACCCGGCCCGCCGAGCCCGATCAAGTCGCGCAGGCGCTGCGGGGTGTCGAGATCGGCGACCGCGATGCGCTGGGCGGCGGTGTCGGTACTGGCGAGCACCTCGTCGGCCCCAGCGGTCAGCTCGACGGTGACCATGTAATCGCCGGGGGCGACGGTCTCGGAGAACGCGCCGGCGGTCACCGCAATCGGCTGCGGCACCGTGGCGAGAGTGAGCGCGCCGGCGGCCTGCTGACCGATCGCGGTCAGGGTGACGACGCCGGCCAGATCGGTGCCGCCGTCGGCGGTGCACCAGTCCTCGAACAGGATGGCCATGGGTCAGACCTCCTCAGGGGTCGGCTCGGGATCGGGTGTCGGCGCGGGCGGCGCCGGGGGCGGCTCGGTCGGCACCGGGGCGGTGGGGGCGAGGAACCCGGTGTTGGTGACCTCGATTTGTTCGGTGTGGCGTTTCCACGGGTCGGTGATCTCGGTGAACCCGTTCGGGTCCTGGCCGTAGTTGTATCCCGGTTCGTACCAGGGGTTTACGACGGTGCCGACGATGCGGATCGCATTCGACGGGAGCCCCGGCACGCCGCCAGATCCGGTGAGCATGGTGAAGGTGACGCCGGGGTACTCGGGGAGGGTGACTGTCGGAGGGGGCGTGGTCATGATGCGATCTTTCGTCCGGTGAACACCGGCGATGCGCCGCCGACGTGTGTGATCTGAGAACGCGCAGGGATTGCGTAGTTCGTGGTGGTGCTGGTTCCGCCGAAGGCGTTGGCCCCGAAGACCGGGATCGTCGCGGACACGCCCACGCGGACCTTCTGCCCTGCAGCGAGATACACCTCGGTCGGGACACCAGATGGGAATGGCCCCTCGAGTGGCCCGCCGTCGACGTAGAGCTGCCATGGCGATGCCCGGTAGGCGTTGCGGACGTCGTAGGCGTCGTCACCCGCGGAGTCGTTGGAGTTGTCTCGGTTCTTGCTCGTGGCCTTGATCGCGTACCAGCCCGACTCGACAATGGTGACCTCGCCAAGGGTCAGATCGACGGTGACCTGATTCGCGAGGTCGGCGATCGTGTAGAAGCTGTTCGGCATCAGTGCCTCGGCGCCGTGTGCGACCGTCAGCGCGACCTCGGTGCCCAGGCCGCGGCGCAGACGCCACGCGGGGACGGTCACCGCACCGCCTGGTGGGAGCCAGTCCGCCATCGCGAACGACGCGATCCGGAAGCTGACGAGACCGACCCCGAACAGGGAGTCCTTCTGCTCGGTGAACCCGGCGTGCCGGAAGGCCGCGCCCTTGGACACCGTTCCGCTGGTGTCGGTCCAGGGGATGACGGTCGAGCCGTTGATCTGCGCATAGTAGTTGTCTCCCGTGGTGCGGATACGGAGGATGTCGCCCTGGTTTTGGGTGCGGCTGGCCGATACCCACGACGACCACGTGAAGGTGGATCCGGATCGGGTGAACCGTCCGACCTGGATCGTGCTCCGCTTCGCCCGGGCGAAGACACCCTCGGTGCCGTCGGCGTTGCACCGCACCAGCACGGAGGTCCACAGGTCGTCGCCAGAGCTGAACCGGTTACCGAGAACGATTGACGCCGACTGGGTGTCGGACAGGAACTCGTGGGTGGTGATCTTGTAGTGGTGACCATCGGCAGCGCCGTCGGTGATGCCGACGTGGCCGTCACTGCCTCGGATGGACAGGCCGGTCCCGACGAAGTCACCGGACGGAAGCGCGGCGCCATCGGCACCGGAGAAGATCGTCGACCACGAGTACCCCTCGAAACCGGGCTGATTCGTCTCGTTCTGCAGGTCCTGAATCTGCTGCTGCGCGGCGATCGCGATCTTCTGGGCGGCGTCGGCGAGCCCGAAAAGGTCGGCCACGGCCTGGCCGGCCTCAGCGATGATCCCAGCGCCCGCCGAGACGCCGCCCTGCACCGCGGCCTGGATGTTCTGGGCGAGGGTCTCGACACCAGACGCCGCCGCGATTGAGACGTCCTCGAACCAGGAGCCTGAGGTCTCCTCACCTTTGAGGGTGGCCTGCATGTCGCCCCAGAACGAATCGACCTCTTCGGGCTCGGCGCCGAGCCCGCCGGGTCGGCCGGTGAAGATCTGCACCACGCGGCGGATCGGGGCGAACAGGCCCTGGATGGCCAGCAGGATCGGGTGGTCGCCCTCGTACTCGCCGCGGATCGCGTCCCACAGGTCGGCGAGAATGTCGCCGACGATGGGGATTTCGCGGACGGCGTCCTCGATCAGGTCCTCGAGCGGGCCGGGGTCGCCCTGGAATGCGAGCACGATGCTCGAGGCCAGGGTGTTGAGGTACTCGAACGGAACGTTGTACTTCTCGAGCCACGCGGCGAACTTCGCGTTGAGGAACCCGTTCCATGTCGCGTCGTCCCAGCTCGCGAAGTCGGCCAGGCCCGACGGGCCGCCCGGAGTCGCGCCGGCCGCGACGATCCCTGTCGACGGGGGAGACCAGGGCGCCGGGTGCGTCATACGAGAGCCTCGATCCTGCGCGCCAGGCGCCGAGCAAGACCGAGGCGCGCATAGTCCGTGGTGTGCTCGGTGCCGAGCAAGTACGCGTTCGCCGCGCGCAGCGATGCGAGGACATCGGGTCGCCGCCACCACTCGTCGCCGTCGTCGGTGACGCTTTCGATGACGTTGTCACCGAGATCGTTGACCCACTTGACCGCAGACGCGAAGTCGCGCACCGACATCCACTCGGCCATATCCCAGGCCTCGCGCAGCAGCGCGTTCGCCTCGAGGTCGGCGATCGGGTCGCCCGGTGCCCACTCGGAGATCAACGGACGCGGAAGCGTCAACCGCTCAGCGATACCACCGCGCCCGCCGCGGTGCGACGGCTCGTGCGGGTTCCCCATCCCGGCCACTGCCCAGACGTCGAGCCGGGGACGGTGCGGCAGGATCTCGCGAGCGAACTTGTACGCCGCCATCAGGCCCTGCGAGTAACCGCCCACCGCAGCGGGGTGGGGCGAGGCATGCACCGCGCGCTCGAGGTTGCGCGCACCCTCAGCGATCGACTCGGCCGCCGACATGTGTCCCATGCCGGTGGCCGGGCCGAACGTCGCCGGATAGCGCACGTAGGTGAACTTCACCTTGCGCGGGTCGAGCGCGCGCCGCACCGCCTCGGACGCGGGCGACCCGCCGCGCCCGGCCCACGTGCCGTCGCACCAGAAGAGTTCGATCATCGGGTGCTGTGCATCCGTGCGATGTAGTTGCGGATCTCGTCGAACCAGATCTGCCATGGCCGGCGGACATCGCCGATCGAGCGCCGCTCATGCCGGGTGCGCCGCTGCAGCACGAGCAGCATCACCAACAGCGCCAGCATCATCAGCGCACCGCCGGAGTACAGGGTGAGCCGAATCCACGCGCGGCCTGGGTAGTCCGATCCCGCCCACACCGACGCCGAGATCTGAATCAGCACCAGCGACAACAGGACCGACTTGCCGAGGTAGATTATCGAGACGCGTTCCTTCCACCACGGTTGCCAGATGAAATAGCAGAGAGTGAAGACGCTCGTGATCGCCGCCAGCACTACCAGTGCCCAATCGGCCACGTCCATCAGTTCCACTTAGTTGACCCTTCCGAAGATGAGCATTGCCCAGTGATTTCGCTCGAGCTGATCGGCGATCGTGGCTTGGATGGGACGCGCCGTCGCGGCGAGCTGGTCACTATGGGTCTGGGCCACCTCAGCGCGACGCGCGTTCTCCTTGGACCGCTCGTCGATAGCGTGCGCGGTCTTCTCCGAACCGGCGGCCGGCGTTCGGCCCTTACGCCACCACATCAGGTGCGCTCCAGACTGTCTCGCAGCGCCTGAGACTGGCTCGCGATGAGTTGGCCCGCGACATTCCACTCGGCCATCGTCTGAGCGTTGCGGGCGTTGGCATCAAGCAGTTTCGCGATCGTGTCGGCGTCGCGCTCGGCGGCGGCTTTGTACACCGCGACCTCGGCGTCGTGGCTCTTGCCCCACCAGATCCAGCCGCGGGAGAACGCGATCCCGAGCAGGAGGGCCATGCCGACGATGACCCCCACCACGCCGATGTCGCTCAGCGCGGCGGGGTTCATCCACGCGTTCGCGGTGATCACTCGTCGGCGCCGACCGGCAGGGGCTCATCTCGGACCGCCAGGACCTCTCCCTCGACGACGAGGCTCGGGGTGCCCTTCGGGCCGATGGGCAGCGACGCGAGCGACGTCAGCAGCGAGATCAGGGCGGCGGTGCCGGCGAACCCGGCCACCTGCGTCCAGTTCACATCAGCGAAGGTGACAGCCTGATCAGCGGAGATGACGACCGGGATCGAGCCGACCATCGTCGCGATGAACGTTCGGCCGGCGCGGATCAGTGCCTCGACGTACGGGTTCTCGGCGACCAGTCGGGCGTCGACGAGGGCGAGGAGGACAGTCGCCAGGGTGGCCAGAGCCGCGGACTGCAACGCGGTGCCCCAGGCGACCGAGACGAGGGAGACGCCGGCGACCAGGAACAGCAGCAGGGTCTGAGTGAACGTCTTGACCGCACGTTCGGCGACGTCCTCGACGAACACGGTCAGCGGTGCGTGGGCGATGACGGGTACAGACATGACAGTCGATCTCCTTCTTGGGGGGTGAGTTACTGCTTGGGGGCTGCGGGATCGTTGAGGAACTCGACCACCGCGGTGGGGTGGAAGTAGGCGTCACCGTTCTCGAACGCCTGGACGCGACCGCCGTCGAAGAACTTCTCGTCGCCGAGAGGCCAACCGAGGCGGCCCTTCTCGTGACCTTCGCGCGCCCAGCGCTCGAGGATCTTGCCGTTGACGATGCCGCCGTCGGTGCCGAACTTGCGATAGACCGCGCCGTTCTGAAATGCCTGGATGGTGCCGACACCGTTGACCGTGGCGTGACGGCGCGTCGGGTAGCCGAGCGGTCCCTTCTCGAATCCCTGGCGCTTCCACACCTCGAAGACGTCAGCCGGGATCGCGATCGCACGCTCGCCCGGCTTCGCGCCGACGTTGACCTTCGGGTGGAAGTAGATATGGCCGCCCTCGCACCTGATGTACTTGCCTTCGCCGTCGGGGCAGGGCTTCTCAGCGACGTCGATGCGCTTGCCGATCCAGCCCTTCGCCCGCTCGAACTCGGCGTTGATCTCGTTCACCGGCGGCGCGAGCTCACCGAGGCGCATGTCGAGGTACCAGAAATCGTGGAACAGACCATCATTCCAGGCACGGGCGCCCTCGTAGTAAAAGACGCCGGCGCCCTGGGACTCCCAGTCGACGCCCCGCGCAGACTCCTTGATCGGGCCACCGGGCTTGTCGAGGAACATCAGCGTGCACGCGGTGTGGGAGTAGATCCCGCCGCCACCGTGCTGCAGACCGACCTTCATCACCGGCACGAACGGCAACCCACCTCGAGGCATGCGCTTGAATCCCAGCGCGTACACGATCGCGTAGTCGAGGCGGAACGACTCGGTCGATCCGTAGCGGTTTCCCACCCAGTCGGTGCGGCCACCGAGGATCGCACCCGACTGCAGGACGAGCCCGGAGCAGTCGGTCGACTGGCGAGGGTTACGGGTGAATGCCTCGCCGTACCCGTAGTACAGGTTGTCGCGGGCGCGCGCGAAAGCGTCGAACTCGCGTGCCTTTTCGATGGTCAGAATCTTGGTCATGGCAGCCTCCTGGCATGGTGAGATCCCCACGCCAGGCCAGGCACGGGGTGAACTGTCCGGAGATTCCGGAGGGTTGAGGGGTGCTACTTCTTGCGGGTGCGCGGCTTCTTGCCGGCACCGCCGCTGGCGGCGGCCTCGCGCCGCCGCTGCACTTCGGCCTTGAACTCGCGGAACTCGGCCGCACGCATGCGGGCGTAGCGTTCCTGCGGTGTCGTCGGCGCCGTGGCGCTGTCCAGGTACTCGTAGGAACCGCTACCGCGCAGACCTTCGGGCGGCACGTACTTCTTGATCGGCTCCGCCGGCACCCGGACGCCCAGCTCGAGCTGGTGGATCGCGACCTCGGTGTAGTAGTCGGGTCCCATGATCATCGGCGCGCCAGTCACACCGGGCAGACCGACGAAGGTCGCAACGAGCAGAGCCACCTGCTCGGCGAGGTACTCGACCGTCTCGCCGGTGACCGCCGCGATCTGGGCGATGTGGTTCGCGTGTTCGGTGGCAGCGACCTTCGCCGCCGCCGATCCGTCCTCGATCATCCGTCCTCCACTCACCAGACGCCCAGGGTCTGGGCGATGTCGGCCATCTCGGCCAGCGACGACGTCAGCGTCACGATCGGATCCTCGTCCTCGTGCGCGAGACCGAACTCGGCCTCCCACTTCGCGAAATGGTCCCGCTCCCAGTCCAAGCTGGTCTTCATCACGCGTTCGACATGGATCTCGCCGGTCTCGTCGCCGGCCACCTCGAACGACCCCTGGTCGCCCTTGTAGAAGTGGCCCGAGCCGGGCCAGCCGATCACGTACCCGGTCGATGACGACGCGGTCGCCTTCTTTTTCTTCTTGCGCTCGGTGGCGTACACCGCGGTGCGGATGACCATCAGCGAGGACAGGGTGTAGGCCTTGCCCGGGGCGTCGATGAAGTACTCGAGGTACCGGGACGATCCGGATTGTTGTATTCGGTTGAGCAGCTTCACGGAAATCCAGGCGAGAACCGTCCCTCGGTAGAACGGCTGGAGAATTGCATCGATGGCGCCGCCGAGGGGTGGAACGCTAATGCTGGCACCACCGCCGACAGCGATCACCAACCCGGCCGCTGACGGCGCGTCACCGGCCAGCTGGATCCCCGCGGAGATCCCCTCGTCAACACCCGGGGCCGACTCACCTCCTGTGTTGATGATCGAGCCCTTCGCGGGGGTCTCAGTGAACTCGGTTTCCGCGGCGCCCGGAGCGTCAGCGGGGAAGTGGGCGACGGGGAAGCCCTTCGGCGTGCCGAGGTACTCCTCGAAGAACTCTGAGGGCCAGGACGGCGCACCGAGCAGCTCGGTTTCGAGGTTCTCGGCGAAGTCGGTTGTGAACTCGCGAAACCCGCGGGTCATGCCGTCGAACCAGGTGCCCCCGTTTGCGCGGCCCTCGAGGTGGTTCGACTTGTCGACGATGTCGACGACGAGCTGGCCCGGGCGCACGCCCATCAGGAACGCGCCCTCCCACGGCTCCGGATCGCCCTCGCGCAGGCGGCGAGTCACCACCGACAGTTCGGCGTCGGCGAGGATCATCTTCGACCGGTCATGCCACTTGCCGAACCGCGAGAAGAACACACAGTGGCTCGTTCCGGCGGCCATGTCCTCGAGGAACGTCGTCGGCTTGACCACGATGTCCCAGTCGGAGAAGTCCAGCGACCCGGTCAACCACTGCAGCGGGTTGAGGGGGTCGTCGGGGATCTGCCACACCGAGGAGAAGATTCGCCACAGGTTCAGGAACAGGGCCGTCTTGAGTACCCAGATCGCGGGACCTGCGAGCAAGAACAGGCGCGGGAACTGGAAGATGAACGGCAGGAACGGGTTACACCAGCAGTCGATCCACTTGAGGTTCTCGTAGTCGGTGAGGCAGGTGATGACGAGGATTCGGCGCCCGGATTTGTCGCGGCGAACTGTTTTCGACTCGTAGCGGCCGGTGAGCCGGACGCCGTTCTTCTCGACGTCGATGTGGAACAGTTCGCCCTCGCCGCGGGCCATCGCGCCCTTGCGGTCGTGGAGCCACTGCGCCACCGGGTGGGAGAACTCGAGTTCGAGTTCGATGACGCCGGTGTCGTTTTCGAGGTCCTCGCAGTGCAGCTTGCGGACGTCGAGGAGGATGTGTTGCAGGTTCTGGTGTCCGTCGAAGACGAACGTGACCGGCGGCGCGTCGCGGAGGTCCTGGAGCTTGCGTTCCTGCTCGAGCGTGGCGGCCCAGATCTGTTCGCACTGCTCCTCAAGCGAGGCATCGAAGTCGACAGCAGCGGTCATACGATGCGCTCCAATCCCCACGGCCGCGACCACGGCCGCGGTTGAATCAGCTCCGCACGCGCCCCACCAGAAGGCGCACCGGTATAGGAGATCGGCAACTCCGTCGGCTGCGTCCACGGCGGGATCTCGTGCTTGACCCAGTTGCCGGCCATCCGGCCGACGAAGTTCGTCCCGTTGGCGGTCGTGGCGTGCAGGCCCTTGCGCTCGCGGGTGATCGTCACGCCGCCGTCGAGCGAGGTGATCTCGGGAAGCGGGATCGTGCGGTCACCGAAGGCACCGCCGGGCACACGCGCGTTCGGCGGACCCACCCACGACGGGTCGGGGATCGTCCAGATGCCGCGCGTGAGCTTCCAGGTGATGCGCATCGGCTGGTCGGTCGGATTCGACACCACAATGGTCCCGGATCCCGACGTCGTCGACCGCTCGAACGGCTCGGTGTGTTGTTTGCCCATCCACATCGGATTCGCCGCGCGCAGTTTGTACTTCACGTTGAAGTACTCCTCGTCGATCGGATCCATGCCGAGGTCGATCTCGGGAGCCTCGTACATCTGCACGGTCAGCATCCGCACACCCGACAGCTCGGTGCGGCACACCAGGCGGGCGTGCTGAAACGTCGGGTCCCACGGGTCGCGGTGCATGGCAAAGGCGTTGCGGAAGTTCGACTCGAGGCGCCCGGGCGGGCCAGGGTAGTCGTCGTCGAACAGGTGGAAGCCGAGGAGGATCTCGCGGATCCCCCACGTGGTGTGCTCCCACGTGCCGCCGACCTGGTCGGCGTCCTCGGACCACTCCTGCTTGATCGGGGCGTCGTAGATGCCGTCGACCTGTGCCTCGGCGATGATCGCGCCCTGACGGCCGGCCACCGGGCCCGCCACATCCCACCGGGTGCGGTCGCACCCCAGCAGCGAGATCGCCACCTTAGCCACGCAGGACCCTCCCTCCACTGTGCTGAGCCATGCCGACCTGAGCGCGGCGGCGAGCCTGCCGGTAGTACTCGTCCTCGTCGCGGAACGTCGCGTGCGTGACGTAGTTGTTGACCGTGCGCGGCGCCCCGCCGTTGGCGAAGTCCTCGATCGAGCGGATCGCGGCGTCGAGCTGCCCGAACACCTGCTCCGGAGACTGCGGCAGGATCGTCTCGTCGTTCTGTCGCGCGTTGGCCACCAGATGCGCGCCCGGCGACAGCCGGCCACCGGTGTCGAACAGCTCCGGAGCGACGATCCCGCGGACCATCGCCTCCGCGTCCGAGCGCGGCGCCTTGATCTCATCCATGTAGGCCTTCCGGCCGTTGGCGAACGCGGTGTCAGCGTCGGGCTCGCCCGGGCGCTGCTGCAGCCAGAAGATGCGCTTCCAGATGTCGGGGTGACGTTTGCCCTGCAACCGGTTGAAGAACTCGCCGATGTTCGTGTTCGGGTTGTCCCGGCCCGGATAGGACGAGTCCTGCTGGAAAATTCCGCCCCACAGCCCGTTCGGGTGATAGACCATCCGGAGCCCGGACTCGCCCATACCCGTCGACACCGTGGCCACCGAGTCCGTCCACGAGAACCCGCGCTTCTGCGCTTCGCCGACGATCGCGCGCGCCATCATGGCCGGCGGCGACGCGTTCGTCAGATCACCGACGCCCGGGATCTGTTTCTTCGCCGGCGCCGCCTGAGGGGCCGGAGCCTGCCCAGGCGGCACCGCGGCGCCCGGAGCCGGGGCGGCAGCGTTCGGATCAGTCAGCGTCGTACTCGGCGCCGCGGTGGACGGCGCCTGCTCCTGGCCGGTCGGCACCCACCGGCGGCCCTTCGGATTCGTGCGGGCCTCGCGCAGCATGTCCTGGGCGGCGCGGAGCCGCTTCTGCGCCCCTGCCACCTCGGCGTCGGCAGCGTCCTTCGCGGCCTGATCTGCGCCGGCAGGGAGCTTGCGGCGCTTCTCCTCGGCGATCGCGAGGGCGTCGGCGGCGACCTTGAGCTCGGCCTCCGAATCCTTCACCGACTTCACCGGCACCCACTTGCCGCCGGAGCCGGTCTCCTCAAGCTTCGACAGCGCCGTCAGCCAGCCCGGAGAATCGTTGAGACTGATCACGCCGAACGCGTCGCGCACCTGCTCCTCGACTGCCGACTTCGCCACCGCGCCCAGTCGACCCGAGATCGAGGTCTCACCCGAACCGGTCGGACTCGATGCCGGCGCCTGGGAGGACTCCGGGGTCGTGGGCGCCGACTGTGGGACCTGAGGCGCCTGCTCAGGCACAGCGCCGGGAGGGCCGACCTCGGGTGCCGGCGGCTTGGGCGGCGCGATGATCTCGTCCATCGCCCAGTGCACGTGATCGGAGTGACCACCGATCGCCCCAGCTGGCTTGCCCTCGTCCATGTTCGGCCCGGGATCCCAGTACAGTTCGAGCACCCGCGGGCCGAAGGTGTTCGCGATGTGATCGGCAACCTGCTGCATAGGCGAGATGTCGATCGCCTTGCCCGCGTTGTGAAAGTCCGGATGCCCCTCGGTCTGGACCGTGCGCGTCGCGGAGAACAGCTTGATGTCAGGGAACTTCTGACGCAGGTGATCCCACATCGACAGCTGGATGCCCGTAGTCACCCCGTTGCCGGAGATGTTCCCGAACGTGACTGTTCCACCGTTGATCCCGTCGGGAGTGGTGTACCCGTCGAGCGTCTTCGGAAGCGCCCCGCCGCCGGCATATCCCGGCAGGTCGAACCGGGCGCCCGCGTTCATGGCAGCCATCACCCGCGCGTTGCCGGGAACTCGGGAAGCGCCCGCCGTCACCACGGTCTCCTCGTTGGCCACCCGGACCACGGGGATACCCAGGTGATTGACACCGTAGATCGAATCGCTGGTGCCGGTGCCCGGGCCGGTCAGGCGACCGTTACTGTCGCGGCGAGCACCCCCGGCACCCCCGACCACGCCGCCACCGGCGAGCATCGGCAGATTCGGGGTGTCGATGGTGAACCCCTTGCCACCGAAGTACGGAACGTAGTCCGGCACTTTCAGCGAGAACGAGAAGTCGTTCCACTTCTGAATGATCCAGTTGAGGGCCGAGCGGAACGTGTCCTTGATGCCGTCCCACATTCCGCGCGCGACGTTGGCGATCCGGGCGGGAAGGCCCTTCACGAAGTCGACGACCGCGTTGAAGTGCGAGACGACGAGATCCTTTGCCTCGCCGGCGACCCGACCGATCGATCGGAACCGGTCGCCGATCCAGCCGAACACGGCCTGCACGCCGTTCCAGAACCCCTCGATCGTGGCCTTGATTCCGTTCCACACCGGCACCATGACGTTCTGCCACAACCAGTTTGCTACGCCACCGATCACGCGCAGGACGGCCATAAAGGCGTCGAAGTAGAATTTGATACCGCCCCACACGAAACCGATGACGGCCTTGATGCCGTTGAACGCGGGGGAGACGACGTTGTTCCACAGCCACATCACCACGCCCGCGAGGGTGCGGATCACCGCCATCCACACCGAGAAGTAGCCCTTGATCAGTGTCCACGCGACACCGATCGCGGCCTTGATCCCGTTCCATGCCGGGTCGATCACGTTCTGCCACAGCCACATTGCGACAGCGCCGATCGCGCGGAACGCGGCCATCATCGCGGGCCACACCGTCGTCTGCAGCCAGGACCAGACGGCGGCGACGGCGGCCTTGATGCCGTTCCACACGGTCTCCCAGATCTTGCGGCCGATCTCGGTCTTGGTGAAGAACAGGACGAGCCCGGCGATCAGCGCGCCGATCGCGACGATGATCCAGGTGATCGGGCTGGTCGCGATTGCGAGTGCGGCGCCGAACAGGCCGGAGGCGACGGCGCCGGCGAGCATCGCGACCCGGTGTGCGGCGAGCGCGATCAGGTTGCCCTGCAGGCCTGCGGTGCTGCGACCGGTAGCCGCGAAGAACACGCCCTGCGCGACGCTGGCGATCGCCATGACGGCGTTGTAGGCGATCATCGCGGTGGTGATCGCCTTGACCGTGATCGCGAGCGTCAGCAGCACGGGGGCCATCGGGCCGAGGTGAGACATCACCGTGGCGATGTGCGGCGCCATGACCGACAGGACGGTGGCCCACGGGGTGAAGGCCTGCACGATACCCGGGATGATCGGCGCGATGTTCGACAGCGCCTGCCCTAGGGCGGGCATCAACCGCTCGGCCATCGCCATCAGACCGGGGGTGGCCTGCGCGATCGCCTGGCCGACGGACTGCAGACCGGGCGCGAGTCCGGCGGCCGAGGTCTCGCCGAGCTGCCGGAACGCTGACAGAACGGGCCCGACGACCGCGGCGACGTTGCGGAACACCTGGCTGAGGGTCGCCATGGACGTCCGGAAGTACTCGGCCATCCGACCCGACTGTTGCGTGCGGACCAGCCAATCGGAGAACTGCTTGACCGACTCGCCGAGACCGGAGGATAGCGGCCCGAAGGCCTGCCCGGCGCCGGCGCCGATCGCGGCGAGACCGGGCACGATGTTGCCGACCGCGCGACCGAGTCCGGCCGCCATGGACGAGGCGGTGCCCATCCACGTCGACACGACGTCGATGCCCTGCGTCGACTGCAGCCAGCCCATGGCCGAGCGGGCGCCCTGGTTGAATCCGCCGGCGACCGCGCGCATCGAGTCGCCGAGTTTCGGGAACCACTGGTCAGCGAGCGGCCTCACCTGGTCGGAGATTCCCGCGAACATGGAGTCCTGCACCGACTTCCGCAGGTTCTCCCACTCCGGGCGCACACCGCGCACCGCCAGCATTGTCTGCTGGGCGTTCGTCGACAGTTTCGCCATCGCCTCGGCGAACGGATCGGAGCCGCCCCCGCCGGAGGCCTGCGGATTGCGGGCCTCGTTCAGCGAGTCCTGGGCATCCTTCACCGAGCGCGTCGCGTCGGCCAGGCGCTCCTGGGCGGTCACGACCTCGTCGGAGCCCTCGACGCCCTTCGACCGGGCATCGGCGGCACTCTGCGCGAGATCGCCGTTGTCCTTGCGTACCTCGGCGAGCCGCAGCTCGGCCTCCTGGACGCGCAAGACGGCGCGCTCACGCTCGGTGGCGGTCTGGAAGTCACCGGCGGCGAGGTCGGCCTGTGCCTCGCGCAGCGACAGCGAGGCGTCCTTCTCCGACAGTGCCGCGCCGCGAAGCTCAAAGTTCAGGTCGCGCAGCTTCTTACGGGCGTCGTCGCGGGCGCGGCCGACGTCTTTCTGGGCGTCGCGCTCGTCCTTGACCGCTCGGGTGAGCTGGCCCTGGGCCTGCTTCACTTGCTTGGCGGTGTCGGCGGCCGAGGTGCCACCACCGGTGGCGGCCTTGCCCATCGACTTGAACGCGTCGCCGACACCGAACAGGCCGAGCTTCACCGTGGCGGCCGCAGCGCCGAGGGCTGAGAGCCCTGCGACGGCAGCACCGCCAGCGACACCGGCGACGGTCAGCAGCGCCGACCCGAGAGCTGCGACGACGGGGGTCAGGGCGCTGAGTGCGCCGAGCGCGACAGCACTGCCGACGGTGATCATGCCGAGTGCCCGGCCCATGCGGGTCAGGGTGCCGACCAACGACGCGACCGCGCGCAGTGCCAGAAGTGCTGCGGTGACACGCGAGATCTCGCGGGCGACGCGACCAGCCACCGCGGCAACGATCTTGAGTACCCCGGCGAGTTTCGCCAGTCCGGCACTCGAGAGCGCGTGCACCGCGGTCGCGCCGGCCAGCAGGCTGATGCTCAGTCCCCGGGCGGCGCGCGACGCCAACCCGATCAACGTCGCAGCAGTGCCAACGTTGCGGATCATCGAGTTCACCGCGGTGTTCGCGAACGCGAACCCGGCGACGATCCCGCGGATGCCCGAACGGGCACCAGCGATAAACCCCTGCCCGAAGCGATGTCCCTGTTCGCGGCCGGCCCGGGTGGCGTCGACCGATCGCAGGCCGCGGTCGACGCCGTCGGCGACACCGCGGCCGTAGTCGTTGCCCGCGTCGCGGCCGGCGCCAGCCAGCTTCGCGCGCAGTTGACGGGTGGCGTTTCGGCTGATGTCCCGGAGCGACGGGAAGACCTGCAGGGTCGCGTAACCCATGTTGTTCATTGGCTACCTCCCGTCGTCCGCACCGACAGCGCCACCCGCACGGATGTCAGGCCTCGTCGAGCCCGGCGATCTGGCCCATCAGCCCGAACAGCTCCTCGACGTCGCGCAGGCGGTAGTTGCGCGACATGAGCAGCTCGAAGCTCGAGTTGCCGTCCTCGTCATCGACGAAGAGCAGCTTGAGTGCGGTGACCGCCTTGTCGTCCTCGAACGCCTCGATCACCGACAGCGGCCAGTCCTGGACGTCCTGGGGGAACCAGAACGAGTCCCCGCGGAAGAACACGGGCACCACCACGACGCCGTCGACCTCGCGGGCCCGCGACGCGTCGACCGCCGTGCTGGAGGCGGCGCCGACGGCACGCTCGGCCTCGAGTCGCTTGGCCGCAGGGGTCTTCTTGGCCGGAGCTCGTTTCGCGGCCGCCTTCTTGGCCGGGGCCTTCTTGGCGGCAGCGCGGCGGGTGGCCCGGTTCTCGGTAGTTGTCATGTGCAGCTTCCTTTCTCACTGTCGAGCGCGACCATCGCGCCGACCCGCCACCTTCGGGCGGTTGCGGTTCTGGCGCCGCGCTTCGGCCCGCAGGAGCGCAGCGCGGCGAGAGGATGTGCGGGAGGCGGACGCGCGGCGCATGATCTCGGCCCGCCACGGATGGCTGTCGGGGGCCTTGCGTCCGGCGAGCTGGCGGGCCTGCAGCGCCCACAGATCGGTGAGCAGGTACTCGGTCAACGACCATGGCGCTTGGCCGCCGTTGGTGGCGATCGCGAGCGCCGACGTCGGCGGCAGGAACGCGATGAGCACCGCCACCTTGCGCAGAGTGAGGCGGCCGCGGTACAGGTCGACGAGATCCACGCCCTTGTCGTGCAGGTCGGATTCGATCTCATCGCCCCGCTGCTCGAGCAGGGCGATGAGGCCGATCATTTTCCCGAGGAGTCCAATCCGCGGGCCTTGGCGATCTTGTTCATCACCACGTCGGCGTCGCGGTTGGTGGCGCCAGTGCGCAGGAGCGCGAGCCACTGTTCTTCGCCCAGGAGTGCGTGCAGTCCGCGGGCGGTCAGGCCCTGCTGCATGGAGTCGACCGCGTGGAGCGGCCAATCGCCATGACTGGCCGGCACAGTGAGCTCAACGCCCTTGTGCTCGACGGTGATCATGTCGGGGTCCTCGGCCTCATCCATGCGTGCCGCGGTCTTGGGCAGACCCTTCTCGATCTCCGGCTCCGCGGGTGGTGTCGGCGACTCCTCCCGCCTCGGGCGGGGCGTCTTGTTCACCACCTTCTGAGGTGGCGGCTCCGACTCCGGTTGGGGGTCGTCTTCGAATTGGTCGTACTCGTCGTTTTTCATCAGGATGTGCAGCTTCCCTTGGTGTTACATGGAGATGCGCCAGATGAGCGGCGCGAGAGCGGCGGCCACGAGGCCTGCCGGGTGATCAGGCAACCCACCAGCGGTGAGGTCCTGGTAGATACCGACGAGTTCGTCGGTAACCGCCTTGCGTGTCGTCTCGACTTCGGCGGTCTTCTTGTCGGCCTGGGCGCGTGATGCGTCCGTGAGCTCGTCGGTGTTGATGAGCCTGGCGAGTTTGCCGCGCATCGGCGGTGGGATCGGTTGGCCTTCCTCGAGCCAGCCGATCGCAACGGCCTTGTCGCGCAGTTCCTCGTCCGATGGGATCCGGTCTTTCACCGTCCGCCTCCAGGGGGTTTGTGTGCAGCGTGTGCAGCAGGGTCCCGGCCGCTGGCGGGCTGCACTCCACCAGCGGCCGGGGGTTCTGATCAGGCCGCGGGTTCGGCCTCGATGTCCGGCGACGTGCCGCCGGTGAAGCTCGCGGTCGCCGACAGCGTTCCGGCGGCGGGCACCTTGATCGTGTAGGGGCCACCCGCGTTGCCCGTGACGGTGAAATCGTTTGCGCTGTAACCGTCGTCGAGGGCCACCAGCGCCGCCTTGACTACCGACGCCGTCGCATTGTGATTGAGCGCCGCGGTGGGCTTGCCCAGGTAGGTCAGCGTGAACGTGCCACCGGTCGGAGCGCCGGTGATCGTGGCGACGAAGTCAGTGCCACCGACCGCGTCGATCGTCTTGAACACGTCCTTGTTCGAGTCGGGAGAGTGATGCACCTTGAACTCGAACGTGCGCTGCTCACCCTCGACGATGCCCGAGTCCTCGGACAGCTCGAGGAGCGCTGGTCGCAGCGACATCTCTGCCTCGTCGGACAGGCCGGTGTCCCGGGACACGTAGAGCACGTAGAACTGGAGATCCTTGGGCACGCCGATCTTTCCGGGGGCCGAGCCCGGCAGGATGATCTTCGCGGTGGTGGCGTTCTTCTCGAGGCAGGTGAACCCGGACTCGAGGGCGCCCTTGACGAACTTCGAGCGGTAGCCGGCGTAGCCGAATCCGTCGAACTTCTTGACCTCGCCGCTGGGTGTGCGCGGGATGCCCTTCGCGGCGTCGATGAGGCCGACGTAGAACCAGCCGAGCGCCTCGAAGTCCTGGTCGATTGACGTCGGCTCGAACGCCGATCCCTCGATCGCAGCACCGTTGAGCGCCGCCTTCGGCAGGATGTACACCTCGGCTTCGTCATAGATGCGTGTGGCGTCCGGATTGATGGTTGCGGGCATGATTGTCCCCCTTTCAAGGGCAGTGAGATGTGCCCGAGGTGGGCATTGACATGCGCCCACCGGTTGGCGGACAGCAGAATTGGGGATCGCCCGAAGGTCAGGCGACCGTGGTGGTGCGCACCGCGGCGAGCACAGTGCACGACGCCAGCCACGCGGTACGGTGCTTGCGATCGCGGCCGGCGTCGAACGGCACGATGCCTTCGCGAACGTGCGCGAGACCCGGCACCGGCCGGGACAGCAGCTCGCCCCACGCGCGAGACACCAACTCGTGGGCGAGTGGTTCACCGTTGGCGTACGCGGTGATTCGCACCGTGCGGCGCGTCGCGACCGGAAACAGGGATGTGCCGCCGTCGTCGGCCACAACGATCACCGGCCCGGCGGCGGGAGTCCAGTGGTCGTCGAGGTTCGAGCGCACCTCCGCCGTTGAGCCGAACACGTCGGCCAGGAAGGCCTTCACGAACGGGACCGCGGGGCGCGGGACCCGAACAGTGCTCACCGCGACCGCGCCTCGAGGCCGAGCTGGGCGGCCGCCCGGGTGATGATTCCGTGTTCGGCCTGCAACTGACGGCCACGTGGGTGTGCGATCGTAACCGCCGCGGCGGCGCGGTCGGTGGTGTAGGACTCGACGATCACGTCGATGTCGTCGTCGGGGTCGTCGTTGACGTAGTCGTCGATGATGTCGCGCATCTGACCGGCGAGACCGTTGACGAGATCGTGTGCCTCCGGACTCGACAAGATGTCGCTGACACCCTCGTGGTCGAGGGTGAACTCGATGTCAGCCACCAGGAATCACCCCTTCGCCGAGTAGGCAATGACGACGTACCCGGAGAGTTCCGGGTCCTCGACGTCGATGAACGGCTGCGGGTCGCCCTCGATCTCGAACGGCCCGCCGCGACCACCGATCGAGGTGATCACGGTGTCGCCAGAGACGCCGGACGTCAGCGGGATGAACACCCGCAGACGCGTCGACGTCCCCGACCGGTCCGACGCGGTCGTGTCCGCACCGTCAAGCGGTTCGACGGTGCAGCCCTCGACCGTCTTCGGCATCCCGGTGTCGGGTATCGGGCTGTTGTCGGCGTCGTACTCGACTTCGCTTGCGAGGACGACGGTCTCAGTGCCGAGCATCAGAGACAGTCGTCGAACCGGTAGGAGGGGCCCGCAGAGATAGGGAGCCCGAGTTGGGTGCGCTGATAGTCAGTCAGCAGCAGCGCACCGCCCGGGTTGACGAGTGTGCCGGACTTCTGCCGTTGCCCCTCGATCCGCGCGTACTGAATGTGTCCGATGTAGGCGCCGGTTTGAATGGCGGTGCGCACCATCTCGATCGAGACCGTTCGGGCGGCCGGACTGTCGTCGGAGATGTCGACCCCTCGAGCCGCGCGGTACTCCTCGCGGATCTTGTCGCCGGCCGCGTCGAGAAGCTGCGCGGCATGGGCGCGTTCAGCGGGGGTGAGGGGGCGCCAAACGTCCACCAACTCGGTGACCGTCACGAACGCCCCCTCACCGTTCACTTGGAGAACCGCGCGACGAGGTCCGCCTTCGACAGAGCCTTGGCCTCGTCCTCAGTCAGTCCCTGAGTGACGGCGTAGGCCTGCCAGTCCTCGTCGGGCGCTACCAGCGGCGGCGGGCCGTCGTTGCTCGGCGGGGTCGAGTCGCCCGTCTTCTTGGGCTCGCTCTTGACGCCGGTCTGCGCCTTGGACGTGGATGCCGGTGCAGCCGAACGCCCGGTGGCCTTCACCTTCTCGATGAGGCCGTCACTGACGAGGCGCTTGGCCGCGTCAGCTTCGATCGTCTCGACCTCCGCGCCGGCGTAGTGGTAGTGCAGCTTGCCGTCGGCGTCGGGGGCGATGACGAGCGGTGCGACCACGCGATACTGCGTCATGCTGCGACCCCCGTGATCTTCCACGCCGCCTTCGGCTCAAGGACGATCGGCACGGTGGTGCGGCGGCACCGCACCCGCCACATGTCGTTCTTGTCCTCGCGCATGGTCTTGACCTGACCGAAGTTCCCGGCGGACACATATCCGGGCCCGCCGAGGTTCTCGTCGGCCATGCCGCCGAGCTGGGTGTTGTCGACGACGAGCGCGACCCCTGCGGTGGGCAGGTTGGGGGTGGCGACGAACCGCAGTCCGCCGATCACCGCCATGTTGCCGGTGAACACCGGCGAACTCGTGGTTTCGCGCGGGAGCAGCGGCGTCACCATCGGGTGCGCCATGATGTTCGCCAGCATCACGTCGTCGACGACGACGAGGTTCGGTTCGAATCCCTCGTTGAGGGCGCGAATGTTGGCGACCGCCATCAGGACGTCCCGCAGGATGTTGGTGGTCGGGGTGTTCCACGACGCCGACGCCGGAGTCGACTGGGTGACCGACGAAGCGACGGCCGCCAGGGCGACCGAGTCGATCGTCTTCGCCTGATGGTTGGCGAGCTTGACGAGCGCCGACTCGACGGGGTTGATCTTGCGCCGAGAGATCGCCTCGTCGGTGATCTCGGCGTCGCGACCCCACTTGACGGTGCTGGCCATCTGGATCTCGCCGTTGCCGACCGCGGTCAGCGGGTACTCGCTGCCCGGGGCGACCGGCTCGGGAGCGCGCTCAGTGTAGATGGTCTCGCCGGTCTCGAACTGCACGGAGCCGGACTCGGTGGTGAAGCGCTGCGGCAACAGGATGTCACCGATCAGACGCTGCTCACCAATGGTGCGCAGACGCCGCGCGACCGAGGCCGGATCCTTGAGGAACCGCGAGATGGAGATGGTGTCGCCCGTGAACGTCGGATTCGGGGGCGGATATGTCGGCATAGCTGCCTTACCTTTCTGTACCGGCCCGACTATCGGACGCTGACGATGACCTTGTTGCTGGCGGCCGCGGCGAGCGCGACACCAACGACGGTGGCGTAGTTGGTTTCCGAGCCGATCGTGGCGACGGCGCCAGCAGCAGCCGGGATCACCGCGGCACCGGCCGCGATCGCCCCGGAAGCGGTGAGCTCGTGGATGCCGCCACGCAGGACGGTGACCTTCTCGCCGCTCTTGGCGTCGAATGCCGCGAGTCCGAGCCACGCGGCCGAGGCGCCGCCGGACGGTGCGACGGTGTTGTTGCCCGACACGACGACGAGCTGCCCGCCGGTGATGTCGGCGGATGCGGTGCGGGTGATCGCATCGCCCGGCTTGTGGATGGGGGTGTGCTCAGCCATGACTCAGGCGTCCTTTCCGTAGATCGCCTCGTAGGGATCGGGGTCGCCGGCGCTCTCGCTGCCGACGCCGTGCCCGAGTTCGCTGACCGGGTACACCGGTGCCAGCGAGTTGAGGACCGACTCTTCGGAGGGGTCCTTGTCCAGCCGATCGAGCCAGCTGTCGCGCTGCGCCGGGGAGATCCGGCCGGCACTCACCGCGGCGTTGACCGCCGCGATGCGACCATTGCGTTCCTGCTCGGCGCGGGCCTGGTCGCCGCGGCGTGCCGATGCCTGCAGCTCGCTGAGGGTGGCGGCGTCGATCGTGACGACGCCATCGGGGAGCTGCGCGGCCGGGGCCTGCTCCTGCCCGCCCGCACCGGCATCGGTGTCGTTGGCTCGTTCGGCGAGCGCCTCGTCGAGTGCGCTCAACATGGTCTCGTCGTCGGCATCGGCGGCGGTGCCGAGGCGCTCTGCGAGGCCTTCCTTCAAGGTGGCCATACTGGCTTCCTCTCTCTCCCTGGTTGCCTCAGCCTCGGCGGCGGAGGTGGATTGTCGTGCGGTCGCCAACGGCGCCGGAGCTGCCGAGCGTCCCGCGTAGGCGAAGATCGACAAGTCGAATCGGTCTGTCGTCTTGGTCTTTTCGGACTTCCCGCCGCTGTTGGGCGTCGTCTCGATGCGATCCGCGAGGCCAGCGGTGACGGCCTCCTCGGCCGAGTACCACGTCTCGGCGGCCATCGCGGCGCGCCATTCCTCAGCCGAGCCGCCGGTGCGGTCGGCGTACACCGACGCGAGGTTGTCTGAGACGCGGATCAGGTTGTCGACGGCCTCCTGCAGATCTTTCGCGTTGCCGATCGCGACCATCCACGGGTCGTGGATCATCATCTCCGCGTTCGGCATCATCACCACCTCGGTGCCCGCCATGGCGATGATGCTGGCGATGCTGGCCGCGATGCCGTCGACATAGGTGGTGACCGTCGACTTGCGGTTGCGCAGGGCGTTGAGGATCGCGATCCCGTCGTAGACATCGCCGCCCGGGCTGTTGATGCGGACGTTGATCTCGCGGTTGTCGTCGACCTGAGCCAGCGTCGTGACGAAGTCACGGGCCGAGACTCCGCCGAACCATGCGGCGTCGGGATCGATGAAGTCGTAGATCAGGATCTCCACCGGGCCGGTGTCGGCGGTGTCGGCGTTGCGGAACTCGAACCAGTTCCGACGATCGGGCGTCGTTGCCAGTGCGCGCACACGGCGCGCGGGGGCGGGCAGATTCACCACAGCGTCAGTGCTCCATTCGTCTCGATCGTGATCGGGCGGCGGCGTGCGCTCGCTCGGTTCAGTCGGCGAGGAGCGCTGCGCGCCTTCGCCGGCGCGTCGTCGGTGCCGTCGTCCTGGTCGTCTGTGGGCTCGGCGTCGGCACCAGGATCGGTGTCGTCGGCGTCCTCGTCGTCGGGTTCGTCTGCGACCGGCAGCCCCAGCTGTTGGCGTTCGAATGCCTCGAGCGTTGGGTCGGGGGTGAGGATGCCGGCGGCGATGAGCATCTGCAGCGCGGCTGCGGTTGCGTCCTGGCGCGAGCCGATCTCGTCGAACACCAGCAGCGGAGCCGGCTCGTCGGGGCCCCAGTTCACATCGACAAGGTCCTCGATGACGTGAGCCTGCGCGGTTGCTCGGATGGTTTCGGCGATGGTCTGCACGCTCTGGACGAACGTGTCATTGAGAACCGAAGCGAGGCTGTACGATCCGCCCTTGTCGAGGTTGAGGAAGTGCGCGAGACCGGCCAGTGCCATCTGCTTGTCGTGGTACTCGATTGCCCGACGGAGGTCCGGCAGGTTGCCTTCCACGCCGAGCAGTTGGAGCTTGGCGCCGTACGGCAGACCGACGCCGGCGCGGGCTCCGACGCGGTACTTCGACGCGAGATCGGCGTATGCGTCGATCGCCTTCTTGTCGTCGCGTTCCTTCTCCGTCGACGTGGCGACCGGGACGCCCATGCCGTTTCGGCGGGCGGTCGCGATCTCGATGCGCATCAGCTCGTCCTTGGCGAGCCAGTGCTTGTATGCCGGGCGTAGCATCGACCGGCCAATCCACTGGCCGGGGCGAGGATTGCGCACGTACGCGACCAGCCGCTCGATCGGGATCGTCGCGCCGATGGACGGGTCCGCGCCGGCGATGCCCGGCGGATACTGCTCGATCGAGATCAGACCACCATCTCGAGCGACGTGGAACGCGGCGATCGAGTCCTGCGGGCGCGGCGCCAGTTTGCGCAGCTCGTACAGACCCTCGTCGGTCAATCGGTACACCTGCTCGAAGATCGAGTGGCCGAAGTCGAGCATCGCGAGCGCATGGTGCAGGTGCTCGACCCATAGGAAGCGGCCGCGGGTCCGCATCAGGGGCGCGCGCTCGTCGGCTCCGACGATCGGGAGCCCCATGTTCGCGGCGACGAACTTGGTCACCTTTTTCTTGGCGCCGTTCGGGTCAATCCGCCACTGAGTGCGCAGGATCGGGAGCTTGATGGCCTCCATGACCGACGCGATCCGGCCGTCCTCGCTGGCCATCCTGGTGAACACACCGACCGAGCGGGGCCAGATGAGTTCCGGGATCTGTTCGAACTGGTCCCAGTAGCCGAAGTCGGTGAGGAGCGGGTTCATCGAGTCGAGGACGTAGCCGCGCTCGGAGGTCGCCGGTGCTGCACTGGGTCGATCTGCTGTTGCCATCGACATCACCCCCTCGTCAGTCCCATGGGTCGAACTCGAATTCGTCTGCCTCGTCGGTGGTCTCGTCGCTGCTGCCGGTGGACGGCGGTGCCGACGGTTCCTCGACGTTGAGACCGAAGGTCAGGAGTCCCCACCGCGCCAAGGTGGCCGCGACGAGCGGTGAGATCGTTGATCCCTCGGACTTGTCCCACGCCCAGTCGCCCTGGGGCATCGTGCGTTTCACCGCGCCGAGCACGGAGCTGGTGAGCATGCCCTGGTCGGTATGGGACAGCTTCTGGTCGCCGGCGTCGTCGAGGAAGCCTTGGCAGGCTGACGCCATCTGCGAGGCGTGCGTCATCTCCGGAGCGATGTGCTGGGCTCGTAGCAACGGCTCGAGGACATTCGCCGCCGATTTCTTGTCGATGACGACCGCGACGGGGTTCCACTCGGTGACGACTGTGACGATCTTGTCGACCATGTCATCGTTCGAGGTGGCGCCGAAGTAGCCGATCTCGATGTGGATCTTGCCGGTGGTCGTGTACTGTGCCGCGGCGAGCGCCCACACTCGGCCGTCGTATGAGCGGTCCACGGCCAGCGCGACTGAACCGGTGAGGACCAGGGTGTCGTCGGCTTCCATGTCGCTCCACTGGTCTTCGGTGACGAGTTCTTCGCGTTCGTCCTGAGGTCGGGGCCAGACACCGCGACCGAGGACGCCGACGTCGAAAGCGATGCGGCCCTGGACGGTGTTGAAGCGCTGGACTACCTTGCGGACCTTCGCGTCGGTTTGGATCACCCCGTAGGACGGGTTCGCGTACCGCCACGTCGATTCCAGCGACCGGTCCATCGGGATGATGCCCAGGCACTGGGGGCAGTCGCACGATCCGTCAGGTGCCCAGAACTCGGCGAAGTACAGGCCCGGCGACTGGGCGAGCCCATCGCGGCGGATCGCGGCCAGGACGTGGCCGTTCGGGTGACGGTTCGCGTTCACCGCCGACGAGGTGTAGATCGTCTGCGGGTTCTTCGATGCGAACTGGGCCAGCGTCAGCGCCGCGGTCGCACCCTCGGTGAGGTTGTATCCCTCGTCGTAGATCACCAGGTCGAGTTCGTCGAAGCCGACGCCCGAATCCTCTGAGCGGGTGAGGAACGTGATGATCGCGCCCGACTCGAGCAGGATTTCGCCCATGCCCTGCGACATCGTCGGCTTCTTGGCCAACCGAGATTTCAGCGAGGGTTCCGAGTAGATGATGTCGCGCATGCGTTGCGCGAGTTTCTTCGCTGTCGGCCACCGTTGTGCGGAGAACACGATCCGCTCGCCGAGGACGAAGAGCCCGAACAGGCAGCGGATCAGGAGTAGTTCGGACTTACCGTTCTGTCGAGGGCACAGAAGGCAGCAATCGGGGTGTGCCCAGAGCCCGGTCGCGGGGTCTCGCCGCAGAATCGAGTGCAGCGAGTCGTCCTGCCAGGGGAACAGCGGGTTGTTGATCCGCCTGGTCAGTGCGATCGCGGCGTCTCCGAGCACCTCCGACCTCGGAGATGGTGCGACCTCCCAGAGATGGTGCGGAGTCTGGTTCCCGGTCAGTGCCGGGAACAGCTCAGCTGCCGGGGTCAGCGTCGCTGTCATCGACCAATCCGGCCAGAACGTCACCGGCGCCACCGGGTTTCGTGCCGGCGCCGCCCTTCTGTCGCCAGATCTGTTCGAGGGTCAGCCTGTACGACGACGCCTGGGTGCGTGCGGCGCTCAATGCCGCGTCGATGGTCACCCGGATCTCGCCGGAATCGTCTGTCACCAGCGTCATCCACGTATCGACGTCGCCAGAGATCAACTGATCGAGCTTGCACATGCGATTCCACGTGCGAACTGCCTCGATGGCGAGTGTTCGCACCGATTCCGGGTCACCTGTTGCGAAAAGCGAGTCGAACAGGTCCTTAGATCCGGGTTCGAGGCCGTCAAAATCCAGTGTCGCCACGGGTCGCCCTCACTTCCGAACCAATTGCGGGATCGAGACGCAGCGATCGGCACCCGGGGCAAGTCCAGGCCCGTTACATGGCCGAGCTTCGGGTCGATGGGCCCCGTTGACGCCTCAATCCCGCAAATCTGAGCGGATCCGGGAAAATCTCGGTCCGTACAAAAAAATTCCTGAC